AGAAAGGCGACAAGGGTGATGATGGTGAGAAAGGTGAGAAAGGCGACAAGGGTGATGATGGTGAGAAAGGTGAGAAAGGCGACAAGGGTGATGATGGTGAGAAAGGTGAGAAAGGTGACAAAGGAGATCAGGGCGTACAAGGAATACAGGGATGTATCATACGGAGTTCAGAATGGAAAACTGGGGTGACGTATAGAAATGACGAATCCCTTACAAGCGGAACGCGATATATTGATATAGTAGCCAAGAAGAACACAAGTCCAAGTTCGTTATACGGATGGGATATGTATATGTGTAAGTCAACGCACACATCTTCATCATCGAATGACCCAGGTAATACTACATATTGGACGGCAGTGAATGAAATGGCACCTATTTTCACAAGTCTTATTATTGCAAAAAATGCAAGTATTGATTTTGTCCAAGGCAACGAATTGATAATAAAGGATTCAAATAATAATGTTGTAGCCGGCCTTACAGGAGGAAGTAGCAAGGAAGCTGGTACAACACCTGTAAGGATATGGGCTGGAGGTAATGTTCCAGGAAACGCTCCGTTCCGTGTGGATCAGAATGGAAATCTTGTCGCAACGAAGGCGAATATCACGGGGACAATAACTGCCACAGGTGGAAATATTGGCGGTTTCAGTATTTCCACCTCAAGTATGGAATCGGTTTCCGGGAATAATGCCATGCTCCTTTCCGCCAACTTGGTAAGATTTACCGGAAGTTATTCAAGCGTGTTTATTGGAGCGGATACTTTTCCTTCATCTAGTGGGGGGGCAATATTATGCCCATCCCGTATTTCGGTTAATAGGAATATAACGAATACGGCGTATGGCAATGTGGGCATGTATTTTGACATACAAGGTTCCCATGCTTATGATGATAATGGTTTTCAGTATACCGGGAATCATGCGTTGTATATCGTCAAGGGGGACATCTGTGGGTTTAGGCTCAGATTGCGCAGAATAAGCAAGAGCACAACTTTGTCAGTGATGGATAGTGTTATCATGGCTGTAACGTCCGGTATTACGCTGACTGTTCCGTCCACTGCGGAAGACGGGCAGTTCTACTGGATAAGAAACGTTTCTGGTGGTAATGTGACCATAGCCGGAACAAATCTTGTCGGCTGGAATTCCGGGGAGGTCAGCACTTCGATAGGTTTGGGCAAGTCAAAGGCGACAGCAATGTATTATGACAAGCATAATAACAAGTGGTTTATGAACTGGATTGATTGTTGGAATTAAAAATATAAATTATGAAAATAGATTTTACAAAATTTCCTTGTTACACAGGGATAAAGAAGGATATCAGGGTTGAGATGGATATTGCGGAGTCATTGGCTAACGCCATATACACAAATGTTCCGGGCATAGCCGCCAGTTCTCTGGCTCATAAGATTTACTCTGGCAAGGGAGAAGTAGATTACGATGAACGGGAAATACGAATTATACGTGATTGTACACCGTTGTTTTCGGGAGTTTATGCGGATTCCATAAACGATTATTTGGACACGAAAGAAAAGGAGGAACAAGGATGATATTACAAGCAGGTTATGATTGTTATCTGACACAGGCCGAGGATATGCCTCTGTCGGAACGAAGATTTGAAAATCAGGTAGTAATAAACAGCCCTGAGGATGTGGCTGTGTGGAAAGAGATCACATCGAAGCAGAAGGAGCAGATGATTGCCGAAGCATCATTTATTGATGTGGCGGCTATAGACGTTGAAGCACTTGGCCGTGTGAATACGCTGCTCAATGATATTGCGGCAAACATCAACAATGCCGGACTTACTGTAGAGGAAGCATTGGCGAAGAAAGAGTACTTTCCCGTATGGGAGGATCTGATAGGTACAGAGGTTGATGTGTCGTTCCGGTTCCGTTACGATGGTACACTCTATGAGGTTATACAGAAACATACACCGCAGGAGGGCTGGAAGCCGGGAACGGGTACGGAATCCTTGTACAAGGTTGTGCAGATAGAGCACTCCGGCACACTGGATGATCCTATACCTTGGGTACATAACATGGTGCTGGAAGAAGGCAAATATTACACTGATAAGGAAGTTCTTTATCTCTGTATCCGTGACAGCGGAATAGGTATGGCATTCGATTTGGAAAATATTGTTTCGGGCGGATATGTTCAAGTAGTAATAAATAATTAAAAAAAATACGATTATGGCAGACAAAAAATTAAATCAAGTATCGCAGTTGACGGATTTTGATTATGCGTTGGTTGTAAAAGGAAATGACGTGGCAAAAGTTACAAAACAGCAATTAGCTACAATTCTGGGGGAACTTCTGCCGGTCGCGACTGCTGAGAAGAATGGATTGATTAGTAAAAATTGGTTTATTTATAGAGGGGTCATAAATATAGAATCATATAAGGATATCACCATATTAGATGGCCTAGAAAAATGTGGTTTTTATACCATTATACCAGAAATTGGAACATGGGGGACTCTTTTAATCTTTTATAATGGTACTGGAGGAAGGGGTGGGTCTGTACAAATATTATGTACCATTGATAATATTACCCCCAATTATCAGATTAGGATGAAAAGAGGAAACGACGATCATAATTGGACTTCTTGGAAAAAATTGTGACAGAATAATGCCATTTTTTAGATCTGGGGGGATTCTTGGGTATAAAAAACGGGTGGTCCGGTACAAGCCGGTTCCACCCGATCCTGATATGCACAACGCCATGTGCGGTGCAAAGGTAATCCATGTTTCTAAGAAGCCAATACAAAAGTTCTAAAATCTCCCCACTCTCCGTTCAAACAACGTCTGAAACCAGCAACATCAGCTCCCAAGCGGAATGCCATTTGAATTACATATCCTTGTCCATCGTTAAAAACTATCATTATGGAATAATTGAGAACAACACTAATTCCATTATCTCCGGTCACATGATACATTCCGCTTGCAGTTGCACTATTTACCTCTTCGTCTGTGGTCAATTTACGTTGTGGCATGAAAGGGTACAGATTCAAACTAGTGAAAAGTCCTCCCAGGTCGCTTCAATAAAAGAAAAAGTGTCAACTATTATAGAACGCTAATTTGTTCAAAATTGGATATATCCCCGCTATACACTTCTACAGTCCTTCCATTGAAAGGGATAACATAAAACTTAAAGCCACCATCGCCACCACTTGCATAAACATTTCCATCACTATCTTTTTTGAAAGAAATAGTATTACCAGATGTAGCATAAATCTTATAAATTCGATCTACTTCCATAACATATAAAGAAGTTGTGTTGGTCCTGTCTGAATGCCCACCGACAATGCCATAAAATGGATACTCCAATTTATACACATTATCGGATGAGTATCGAAAAGAAGGGATTCTTGATACTCCTCCTGCTGGCATTAATCCTTTCTTCTCATTACTTGCAGTAGGCAGAAGTTCCCCCAGAACAATTTTTGTGGTTTATTTTGTAAATGCAGAAGAATTTTTTTAACTTTAAAACAAAAAGTTGAGTATGTTAGAGAAGATCAGATACCGTTTGGTTTATAACCGACAAAACAGACTAAATCGACAGGGAACCGCATTAGTACAGATTGAAGCCTATCTTAACCAGCGGAAATCATATTTTAAAACAAATATCTACCTAAAACCGGAGTGTTGGAGTAAGGATGGTGCCCAAGTTATCAACCATCCGCAGTCAAATGAACTTAACGCAATGCTATACGAAAAAATACTGGAGTTGCAGGCTATAGAACTTAGCTATTGGAAAAGAGGGCTTGAATCAAACCTTTCCACGTTAAAGGAGGCTGTAAAAAAGGGAATTAAACCAGTTGTATCTTTTTTAAAGTTTGCAATACAAACGATAGAGAATTCCGATAGGAAACCGGGAACCAAGGATAACATGCTGGGCACGGTAGCCACTTTGAAGGAATTTCGGAGCGTGATAGAGTTCACGGACATCAATTATACGTTTCTAAAGGAATTTGACGCATTCTTGCGCAACAAAGGATTGAAAGTAAACACAGTAGGGAAGCACATGAGAATACTTCGTACATTAGTTAACGAAGCGATCAATGAAGGTTATATATTACAGGAGGCATACCTTTCCGTAAGTTCAAAATCAAGAGGGAGAAGAAGGAACATAACTTCCTGATGCCCGCAGACTTGGAGAAGCTGGAGAATCTTGAACTGCCGGACAGGAAGAACAACAGCCGGCACATACTGGACGCATTTCTCTTTTGCTGCTATTGCGGATTGAGATTCTCCGATTTTAAACAACTTACCTGTAAGAATCTCGTAACAGTTGACGGAAAGGAATGGTTGGTCCTAAACAGCGTCAAAACAGGCGTGAAACTTAATATCCCGCTATATCTATTATTTAACGGAAAGGCACTGGGCATAATGCGGAAGTACGACAGCATCGAACAACTGGCTGCATTAGGCTGCAATTCCGACACCAACCGAACATTGCAGAAGCTGGGAAGAATGGCGCATATCGGCAAGAAGTTCACCTACCATACCAGCAGACACACTTGTGCTACTCTCTTGGTTCACCAAGGCGTTCCGATAACCACCGTTCAAAAACTCTTGGGGCATACATCGGTCAAGACAACAGAGATATATTCGGAAGTGTTCGATGAAACAATCATCAAGGATCTGACAAGGGCTAACCAGAAGTATTATAATCGTAGAAATGTAAAACAAAATCAAATAAAATCTCAAAAATCCCCGGAAAAATACCTCAGGCAGTAGAAATCTATAAAAGCTATCTGTTTTATACTTGTTTTTCCGACTTCAATATATTCATATTTTATTTGTAAATAAAAATGTAAATAATTTACCCTTATTTTTCTATGAATATTCCTTATGTTCTATATTTTTTCCTTATTGTTCTAGAAGTAAAAAATATTGCATTAATAGCAATTTGGTAAGCCTTAACAGTGCTGCATATAAAGATAGTACATTGCTTCTTTCTATGGGTCCTAGGTTATAAGCACAATCATCCCCCTTGCCGTTTACCAGCAAGGGGGAGTTAATATCCGTTACTTTCCCACGATTATATTGAATGATTCAACCATTTCATGGAGCACTCCGTCTATTATTATTCCATTCAATCTCCTTTCTCTTTAATCCGTTCAATATATGACTTATGCTTATAAATTGCTATTTTCTTCATTTCTGATTTGTTTTGAAGATTATTTAGAATATTGTTGTTCTTTTGTACACGTATTTGTCCCAAAACTCCCTATCGGGCAGTCATCACAGTAAAAAGTAATACTTCTGTAGTCTGCATTACTTCCACATGGATGCTCGGTAAGCTCCATAACTTTATCATTTAAAAGTCGTACATTCTCTTCGAGTTCATTCACCTTATTAATAGGTGTTAGAGCTTTATATTCTTGTTCTGTTAAAATATACTGCATATTATTTCTCTTTTAATCATTGTAACACATCTTTATTTGTTTCTAATATTTCATCGAAAGACGGGATTTCTCTCCAATGAGTAACATCCCAAGGTCGGAATGTTTCATAGGAGTAATTGTCATTCCAGAAGTATATATTGCTATCTTCTTCTATATCATAACATGCAAGCCTAATAACACCATCTTTAAGTCTTATTAATACAGGCTGTCCTTCCTCCGGCAACCGTTCCTTAACGCTTATCCAAGGTGATTGCTTTGATTGCCACTCTGCGCCAGCGATAAACCCCATATAATATGCTGGAAACATACTTCCACTGCTTCTGCTTTCAGCGAAAGAATGAGCCGCTTTTTCTAATGTCTGTTTCATTTATTCTTCTCCTTTGTTTTAATATCCGTTACTTTGCCACGATTGACAAAACAGAAACATCCCATCACATTACACAGGTATGATTCATGCTCCATCTTACACTCTTTGCATTCTTTACACAATGAACATTCACTGCAAACGAAATTTTCATTGAACGTTTTGCTCATTTCATGCAACACACCATCTATTATTATTCCATTCTTTATTTCCATAATAAATCTACTTATCTGACTTTCTTTATGATATAATTCCTTTAAAAATATGACTAACAACATCTACAGTCCATCCATTTCCTAGAAGCCCCATCCCTATATGTGGCTGTACTGACTTTGTGTATCCTTCTGGAACTGTCTGCAATCTTTCCGCTTCTGTAATATTTGGTGTCCTGAAACCTTTTTCCGCATCACAGTCCGGAGAACTGAATATCAGCGGTGTAAGGCATTTCTTGTATCTTCTTAACAGTGATTCCTTGTTCTTGGCAAATCTGTTCCATGACTCAAGCATACACCATGACTTGTCTTTTTCTACATAACCGTCTGTAATAATATCCTTTAACAGTATTCCCTTATCATTCCATGACGGCACTTCCTAGTTACACCAATAATACCTTGACCTTATTTGTGCGGAGAAATCAGAACTGTTTATGTATATATAATTTACACCAAGGTGAGATGATATCAAATCATCCCATTCGGATTTCATCTTCACGTTTTCAAGCAGGAATTTTATGTTAGGATTGAACTGTCTGATATGGTTCAGTATGTTGACGTATTCAAAGAACAGACCCGAACGCTCTCCATCGAAGTTCAGTTTCTCTTTCCCTAACTGTGAGAAATCCTGACATGGTGTTCCGCCAATCAGCAAATCAATATCTTTCCACTGTATATCCCATTTGTCCCAGTTTCTAATATCCCCTAATTCAATTATATCGGGATAATTATCCAGTGCAACCTTGATAGACGGTTCGTTTATTTCGCTTGCGTAATACTTGTCTACCTTTATGTCTGCTCTTTCTAGTGCAATACGTCCACAAGCTATCCCGTCACATAAACTTAGTACATTCATTGTTTTTTCAAATATTTAAAGATATGTTTGATTGTTTCTATATTCCATCCGTTCCCAAGCATCTTGTAACGCTGAGTATCGGAAATTCCATCCCATATATACCATTCGGGAATAGTTTGAAGCCGTGCACACTCGGTGGGGGTAAGCCTACGAATGCGAAAATTACCGTTATCAACTAGCGTCATACCGTTTGCCATTGCTCCCTTGTGTGATGTAGCAAGTAATGTATGAGCCTTATCGTCTATACTGCGTATATTTTTCTTTATATATTTGTTTGGAATTGTAATATCGGCAATATTAGGAGTACCAATTATAACGCATGGTTGTGCGTTTCCGTCATTTCTAGCCCTTGCCAGCAGTGTACATGATTTGCCCGATTTTATTTCACGGAAGTATTTTCCTCCAAATGCACGTATCGTTCCCGAAACAATTATCAGGTTATCCTTTTGTACGGTTGTAAGGCAGGCTGATTCACGCCCTCGCATCGCAACACATATCGGATCATTATCCGTATTTACCCTGCCCTTCAAGCATTCAATCATCTTGTCAGACAAGAAATATTTTTCATCAACCTCTTCTTCAAGAATGTCCCTTAACAATATACCCCTATCTTCCGGCTGTGGAATATCGTCATGAATATCCGTCCAGTATATGCGCCTTCTGTTTTGTGCCGATACAAGTGCGGAGTTGATATGTATTCCTTTCTTCCCCATTGTTTCATTGAACACAGATTCCCATTTCTTTCCCATTTCCACATTTTCAAGGAAGAACTTGGGATTGTCACCACGCTTAATAAGTTCGTGGTATATACGTATGTATTCCCAAAACAGATAGGACTGCCCTTCAAACTCGAAACCGTTCTCCTTCAATTCAAGATACGTTTGCAAGTCTAAAATCTCCATACCTTCTTTCGTTGAAAGCCCTTTTCTCTTGCCGGACATGGACAGGTTCGTGCATGGCGATCCTCCGATTATCAAGTCTATCTTATCCAGTCTGCTTACTTCAAGTTCTCTTACATCACCAAGCTGTATGGTGTCAGGAAAGTTCTGCATGGTTGCCTTTATGGCAAACTTGTCCACTTCGGACGCATAGTATTTTTTTTACTGGAATGCCAAGTTCGGAAAGTGTTATCCGTCCGCACGACATTCCATCGAAAAGGCTAAGTACATTCATAGATATGTTTTTTTTTAATTTTCAGCAAATATACGACATAAAACCGTATGCAACCAATACGTTTAACTATTTTTTAATTATCTTTGCGATAATAGATAAAATTTATGCCATGCAGTTTTCCATAGTACCAAAAATAGATGCCGAAATTATGTTTTCGGAAGATGACCTGTCCGTTTTCAGACGATCGACAGACGGTATGTATTATATGATCCATACCAATAAGGTTATTGAAGTGATGCCTATGACGTTACCTGAGGACGGAACGGAACACCCTTTCCCTTACGACACATACGACACTGGCACAAGAGAGTTTGAGAAGCTGCTTTTATCTGATGAATGGGCTAAAATGGGAGAAATATGAGAAAGATAGGGCTTTTTAATATAGGCAGACTTGGCCTTGTAAAATCGGCAGGTACAGGAAAGACCGATATAAACAAGGTGATAGAAAAATGGATACCAAAGCACATGGTGTTTTGGTATGATATGGCTAAACCTGTGGATGTTTATTCGGAAAACTTCAATAATTGGACGAAATATTCTGTGAATGCAGATGTAGTTATAACAAACACTACTTTTACTATAACAAAATTTGTATCACCCAATGATATCGTTAAATGTTATATTCCTAGTGGAAGTAAGAATTTTCCTGGCATGAGTGTGACAGTTGAGGGTATTTTGGATGGTCAAGAAATATATTGGGGATATAATAGTGATAAAAAATTAGTCAATATTACATCAGACGGAACTTACAATATTCCACCATTGGAAACCGTAAACGGTAATTTGTCATTCAGAAACGGCAACATAGTTGGTGCTTGTAATATCACCATTACCCAGCTACCATCAGGACAATCCGTTCCCACAAACGAAACACTTAAATCCAATCCTTATCTACAGGATTTCAGTGGGAACAACAGACCATTGAAATTGAATAATTTCCTGTTCGCAGCTATGAGTGGAGTGGGAGGATATGATATATCCAGTATGAATATTCTTCCGGATAGAGCAAATGTTACTGTTACAGATAACAGAATTATTCATATTACTAAAAAACTATCCACTACGGATAGCATGGTAAACATAGTTCCGGCAAACTCTAACCCAACGCATAAGTTTAAGATTACAGGTCTTTCTGATGGCAGACAAGTTAGTTTGGAAAACAGAAATGGCGGATTTTATACTTTTGACAACGGAGAACATGAAGTCACATTGACTTATCCAGAAGGAACTACATCATTATACAATGCCATAGGAGTTACAGGAAGTGTAGGAGATATGGATGTAACAATAGAGTTTATACCTAGATATCCCAACGCCCTAGTAACTGACGGGGTAGATGATTATGGGCAAATACAGAACTTACAGCATGGCGTTAAGGTGTTGTTTACTACTATCAATCCGTTCATTGATGGAAAATTTATCTATGACCAAAGACTGAATACTACTGAACCTTGGCTGTTTGCCGTATTCAATGACAAAGGTAGTATTGCTTATAATAGTAGGAACTCAAACGGCAAGACCTATATTGATGGAACACTGAATGAATCTACAATAGTTTCCGCTTTGTTAAACAAAAAGCAAATAATCACCATAGTAAACAATGATGTGACAGGTGATAAAACTAAAACTCCTGTATTCTTTAGCAATACTGACCATAATAGCGGATGGATTAGTTCAGCTTTCTACAACTCCTTCGGGTTCGATTCCGTCCCCACCAAACAGAATGACGGATTCACCGAGCAGGATTTGATTGACTACTATATACCGAAGGCTATCGTAACGATAACGGTGGTGGACGTATCAGGTTCTCCTATACAAGATGCCGTAGTCACTGTTGGTGGAATACAATACAAAACGTTGTCTGATGGTACAGTGAAAGTACGGGGTATGGCAAATGGCACGATGTCGCTGTCTGTAAAGAAAGACGGGTATATGCCGTTTTCTGACAATTCATGGAAGCTTGCTGATTCAAGGATAACGCTAGAGGTTCTTCGGAATACCGTAATCACTGAAAATGGATACAGCATATTGCTTGAAAACGATGGTTTAATACTAACAGAATAAAAAAAAATGGAAGATAATCTTAAAATTTCACAGATGCCTCCCGTTGAAACCGCTACGGGAGAAGAGATGATACCATGCGTGACAGGGGACCCTAAAGAGAACAAATCCGTCACGGTGTCCAAGATAAGACAGGGCATGGTAAAGGACGAAAACTATGTGCATACCGACAATAACTTTACTACCCAGTTGAAAGATAAACTTGACGGGATAGAGAAAGGCGCACAGAAGAATACCGTCATAGGTGTGAAAGGTAATGCCGAACAGTCTTACAGGACGGGCAATGTCAATATAACGAAAGACAATATAGGTCTGTCAAATGTGGACAATACGTCCGATGCCGAAAAGCCCGTATCCACCGCGCAGGAAGCAGCCCTAGACAAGAAGGTAGACAAGGTGGACGGCAAGGCGTTATCCACAAACGACTTTACCAATGACTACAAAACCCTTCTCGAACAGATAAAGATGCAGCAGGGGAATATATATGGAGTGGAGATGAGAAGAGGACAGTCAGATCCGGTCTTTCAGACATGGATAGGAAAGGAAGAGTTCAAACAATCCCATCCTATCCTCAACTCTTTCCGTGTGGCAAAGGTAAAGGACGGTAAGGTAGTAGGATTCCTGGACCAGACCAATTTCTTCAAAATGGCTGATGGTAGCCCGTCAAATATTGTTATTAACGGAGATGATGTAACAGATGACGGAAGTGACATCATGCTTGTAAACACCAAGCCTTTCTGGATAATCAACGGAGGAACGGATGATACATACGAAAGAAGGCTAGTCAGTGACGCTCCGTTTACATACGGTGGCGATACGGCCATAGAGATAAAACCGTTCGGAATGAGTATCGGTTACTCCACGATAAAGGATGGGAAGCAGAGATCTATTTTTGACAACACGGTAAAAGGAACAACATCAGCAGGAAATCTAGGCGTGAACATAATGGAAGGAAATGGATGGCCTACGACAGGTGTATCACGTTTTGATTACGAGAAATACGCTAGGGCAAAGAACCAGGACATCACGAAGAACTATCCTTACGCCAATGCGTTCGCCCTTGACCTTGAAGTATGGTGCACGCTTCTGTTCATTAAGTTCAGGACAAAAGACCTGCACGCACAGTCTGTTTGCGGAAAAGGAATATCATCCAACGATTCAGCCCCCGATGCGTCAAGCTGGGGAAAAATGACAGGAATCAGATTCAAGAAGGCGGACGGTCAGACCTATGTGTATTACAATATGAACGGGAAAGGATTTAGAGCGTCAGAAACAGGAACGTCTTATGATTTCGCCGTATTAATAAACGACTACCATCCTTGCATGAAGATGTTTGAAGCACAGCTTGCCATGTCATACGCAAAGGAACACAATGTCGCTCCCGACACCGAGTTTGAATATGAAAGCACAAAATACAAATATTACAACTTCCAAGGTCATAACGGATTGGCTGACGGGGAGATGTCGGGTATCGTAGCCAAGTTTGTCAATGCAACTGTAACCAGCGGATGGAGTATTCCTGACAATGCGGCAGTGGAAAACCGTGAAATAGAGATATGCTTCACACAGCCTATCATTCGCGGACGTATTGCCGGGTGGGGAGATATATGGATGTGGTACAGTGGGATAGATTGTGTCATGCACGATTCCACATCCATAGACATCTATCAGACCTATGACGTGAACAATCTGACTACGGACAATGTGGTCACAGAAAAGAATCCCGGGGAGTCTTACGGTTTTGAGAATACGTATGATTTTATCGGTTCTATGGCTAGAGGTGAAGGATATATAACGAAGAACTTTAAGAACTCTCTTATTGGAGAGGTCAAGGGAAGCAATCTTCACACGGGGAAATGCCATTACAACTGGTTTACGGGAAATGCAGGTTCGGGTAAGATTGGAAGGCGTGGTGTTTACTTTGGTGGTAGGTCGCGCAGCGACCTTTGTTCTCTGCGGGCTGGTCTTTTGAACCTTTATCCTTCGAGCGCGAGCACGAACGTCGGTGGCGGCTTTCGTTGTACAATAACCCAATCCTAATTTTTCACGAAGTGAAAAATCCCCCTCCCAAAACTTGCAAAATATATTAATTATGTTTAAGTTTGCATAATAAAAATCTAACCAAATGCGGATAGTTTTATTAGGGTAATACGAATAATTTTGCTATATTTGCATTAAAAATAAGAACAATATGAATATAGTAAATGTAATAAATTATGAAGGTCTTTACTGTGTTACAGATGAAGGCGATATTTTTTCTTTAAAAAGAGGTGTCAAGCTGAAACCTCATCTTGAAAAAAGTGGATATATGAGTGTAGCCTTAAATAAAAATGGAGAGAAACATACGTATAGAGTACACACCATTGTTTTTAATTCCTTTAATAAAAGGAATAATGAATTGGTTATAGACCACATAGATGGTAATAAAACAAATAATAAATTATCTAATTTAAGGCAGATACACACAAGAGAAAATACTGCAAGAAGCATGACTAACAAATACGGAAGAGGCGTTAAGTATTACAAAAACATAAATAAGTACGGTTCATGTATTTCTATTAACCGTACAAGATATTATTTAGGGGTTTTCCCGACAGCAGAACAAGCTAGCAATGCTTATATAGAAGCACTAAATAACTGGGAATTACACAAAATATTGCCAATAGTAAAAGATAGAAATATAAAATATTGTAAAGTTTGTGGGAGGGAACTTCCTATTGATGATTTTTATTTAATAAAAGGGCATGGAAGGTCATGGATGTGCAAGTCATGTTCTAGGGAATATTCAAAAAATAAACGAAATACAACAACATGGAAAGAGGTTTGATTTTTGACGAGAAGCCTGCCTTTATCTTTGATTTAGGCACTGGATATAGCAATGTTCATTTAAACATTGAACAAGTTGACGAACCCGAAACGGACGATATGGGAAATATTGTACAGGAAAAGTTCGTCAAAAAGTGGAAAGCCGATGTACAGCGTGTAAAGAACCCTGTATCATACGACAAAACGGTAGATGCCGCCATAAAGGATGAATTTCCAAACGGTGAGCAAGAAGCGGCTCTCAGAAAAGGTATTTTAAACAAACTTGACCCGGATTATGTAAAGCTGAACGAGTTTGCAGAAAGTGTGAAACAATCTTACTTAAAAGGATATGGAAAGCAATGACAAACAACAGATAGGTGGGTATTTCTCCACCAAAAACGCTTCAAAGGATGAAGCGTTAAAAGGTTTAGTAGCTGCAAGAATATCAGCATCGGAAGATGTAACCGACAAGGAATACACAGCATTGTCAAACCTTATAAGAGTAGCGACATCGGATGGATGCCGTATCTCATTGGTACAGGAAACGAAAAGCAGATCAAGCAGAATAGCACCAACAGGAATGCTTCTCCCGGCAGGAACGGTGGAATATTTTTCAGTCACACCGGGAAGCAAGGTAAGTGTTACGGGAACAGCAAACATATCATCTATTGAGTAGGACATGGGAATGAATTACAACATGATATTAGCCTCTTTACTTGACGGAATATCTCTAGCATTGAAAAGCGGAAACTCGAATGTTGATGCGGAACAGTTCAATTTCCTTACTGACGCAATAAACAAATCCACTATCATACCGTGTTATTTTGATAGAGAAAATGCCATTAAGTATCTTGATGTGAGCGACACAGAGTTTGCAAGACTTACATATAAAGGCACTAAATTTCATCCCGTACAACCGTTATTATCTCCTGTGAGAGTACAAGGAATGACAAAGCCCGTTTATTTGAAAGAAACATTGGATGCTCTTAAAAACAACGGGCTTATACGTCCAAAGAAGTCAAGGGGTAAATACAAGACTAAAAACTAGACAACCTCATACGCATACATTGTAACACAATCATCTTTATTCTCCATATTAACCGCTTGGAAAATGTTTTCTTCATTATCCAAAGCGGTTATTTTATATGTTCCGTTCGTCAGATCAACAGTGTCACCTAATTTTATATAAGCGTACTTGTTTCCACTAGGTATTAAATACGTAATCTTTATTGGATTATTATTCCATTTTTTTAATTCTTTCATACAAATTCCTCTATTTTTTTAATCGTTGTACAAATATAAAGATATAAACATCCATAAACAAGCAAATAACTTATTTTAACAAGTTTAAACTATCTGAAACACAATAAGTTATACTACGAAATTTTTATTTTTGTTTAGACCATCCATGTTGTGAATTTATATTCGTAAAGATGAGTGCACAGTCTTTACGGGAGTTATAATACACACACATTAAATTACAATATTATGGGTTCAGACAAAATTTTTATGTTCGACAATCCTGCCGCTGGAGAAAGCGCAGGTATTATGTCAATGATTCCTGCACTGTTGCAGAATAAAGGATTAGACCCCAATCTTGTAGCTGCCTTGATGAATGGAAACAAAAATCAAGACGCTTGGGGTGGTGCTGGTTGTTATTGGATCTGGATTATCCTGCTCTTCTTCCTGTGGGGTGGTAACGGATTCGGTAACGGGTTTGGCAATGGAGCAAACGGAATCCCTGCTCAATTGAACAATGAAGCAGGACGTGAATTATTGATGAATGCTATTCAAGGAAACGGAACAGCTATCAACCAGTTGGCTAGCTCTTTGAACTGCTCTACTCAACAGTTGCAGAATGCTATCTGCCAAATTCAAGGACAGATTCAGCAAGTTGGTAACCAGGTAGGTCTTTCCTCTCAACAGATCATCAACTCAATTCAGTCCAATAGTGCAGCTATCGGTTCTCAGCTTGCTTCTTGCTGCTGCGATATCCGTACAGCTATTGAACGTCAGGGATGTGATAGCCGTTTGGCTACGGTAGAGCAGACCAATACTTTGACAAGCAACACAAACACTCAGTTTAACATCATATCTGCTAAGATTGATGCTCAAAGCGCAATCATCAATGACAAGTTCTGTCAGCTTGAAATGCGTGAAATGCAAAACAAGATTGATGCTCTCAGACAGGAAAATAGCAATTTAGCTTTAGCTGCTTCTCAGCAGGCACAGACTGCAAATATAGTTGGGCAACTTAAGGCTCCGTGCCCGGTTCCATCCTATATAGTGCCTAATCCAAATTGCGGTTGTGGATATGGTTATCCGTTCATGGCTGGTTTTGGCGCAGGTTACGCTGCTGGTGACAACTGTGGTTGCAATTGCTAAAGTTTAGTTAAGAGTTCTTTGACTTGTATATAAATTACAGGTCAGAAACTCTTATCCCGATGCCAAATAATGAATGGCATTTACAACCAATTAAACACTATTTAACAAAATTAGTATCACCCTTGGTAGAAGGGGTTGGGGGCGTGGAGTGGTCGGCAGTAGTCGGGGCGGTGAAGCGTCAATATGTACGTGTATAATTAATCGTATATAATTACCTAGTAAAATTCTAAAGAAAGGGAAAAGTTATGAGTTATTTTTTTAATCCTTATATGATGGGATATAACGCTAACCGTTTTAAAGGAGTACATAGACTTGACTTTGGAGGAATACCGTTTGTTAGGACATCTTCTGTAACGACAGATACGACAAATTCAGAGGTTATCTATGGTATTAGCCCGTGTCTGTTCAGACGATTGCCAAATCAAGGTATTTTGCTTTTAAGCGTAAATCATGTTCCTGCTGCCGGATCTGACGGGTATCTTGTTTCTGTGGCTACCACACTGACAAATACCACATCAACATCCACAAGCAAGGTTCCTTTGGTAAACGGTTCTGGGGATCAGATTCCGTCTAGTGAAATTTCACAAGGCAATAAATACTTTGTCTATTACGACAAATGTAATGGGATATTTCAAGTAGTTAATCATATCGTTGCACCTGCTACTGCCGCACAGGCTAGAAGCACTGTAAAATGATATTAAAAAGTTAGAATAAGTATGTTTCAATCAATACGACAAGGACAGCAGTTTTTCATATTGCATAAAGGGGAAAACCCAAGATGTGATGTGGGCACTGTGGTAAGTGTTTCAAATCCTGTTCCTAAATATCAGAACGGATATACAGCATATCCTCTTCCGCAAAATGAAATGGTTGTGGATGTGAAAGTTAAGGTTGGAGATGATACTCTTGATTTTCAAAAGTTGCCAGCCAATCTTAGTATAGCAGACTTTTCCCAAGTAGGCGGAAATGTGGTTGTATCGGAAAGCAAGGATGCCATCAATGCTGAGATAGAAGCAATGAAAATAAGTAGTGTAAGGGTTGTGGAATCTGTGGAATACCATCAGAAAGTAATCAAAAGCTGCGATGAGATGCTTACAGCGTTGAATCCTGCATTTGCCGAAAAGGCACAGCAGGACAAGGAGATGAAGGAACTTAAAGGTGAATTGTCACAGATAAAGGATATACTTGCACAACTTGCTGCTTCTGGTATCAAATTGCCTGATGTGCAACATACAAACAATAATAATAACAACAATAAAAAATAAACACTATGGGTTGGAAAGTATATGGAATGGGCCGTAGCTTTGAAGGTGAAGATATGGACCGGGAATTAGAAAAAGCGTATAAAGAAGGTTATCGTGACGCTATGGAAGAAATGGAAGATCGCTATGGTGAACGTGGCGGACGTGGCGGACGAAGTGGAGGCGGTTATGGCGAAAGAATGTGGGATGATGATGATGAGTACGGAGAAAGACGCGGAGTCAAAGGTACTGGTCCTTACGCCAGACGTAGACGCTAATTAAATTGGTTTAAGCCCGTAGTGGTTTGCTACGGGCTATCTTTTTAAAAACAAAAGCTATGGAAAGAACGAGATTAGATGTATATGAGAAACTTCCTTCGGGAATGGAAAAATATCTTGCAGAACACGGATGGAACTTCTCTAAGAAATTATGTGAATATGCCGTTTCCAAAATGAAAGACAGGAACGGAAACAAAATACACCCGTATGACAAGGATCAAGTGGAAACATTAATGAAGCAATTCAATGTTGAGTTGAAGAATGATGTGGAATACAACAAGGTTTATGTATTGAATATGGTACGTGCCGACTATATGGGTTCATCCATAGTCAATGAGCAATATGCCTGTATGTTTGTAAAAGACTATCTTGACGATGTTGACGGAAGCCCTACCCGTGCTCTTGACGAGTATTACGCAAAGTGTATAGCCTGTGGAACACCTTTCTCTTGGGAGGATTATATCTGATTGCTATGGTACAACAAAGACTATACATTGAGGAATATGACTGGACGGTTGATGTATTCTATTCTGTGGATAAATACTCTTATTTAAGAGCGATATACAGACTGGAATATATTGGCTGTCCTTTTCATTTGCTGAACAGGATAACGGATAAGATAAAGACTGAAAAATACAATTACGGTGTAACGTATTCAAACAATAAGTGCACTGTAATCATTATCAGTCACAGTACGCCTGATGAAGAATTTATGAATACACTGGAGCATGAAAAACAACACATGATTGGTCATATAATTGATCATTATGGCATAAAGCCTTCATCAGAAGAAGCCGGATACCTTGCAGGATATGTAGGTGCTTTATTTACAAAACCTATAAAAGACGAGATTTGCGATTGTTGTAAGAAAAAACTAAAATAAATCATTATGAAAAAGATTTTTATGGCTATGATTAGCGGAAAAAGCAAAGAAGAAGTATATGATATGCTTAACGATTCGGAAAAGGAAATCCTGTTCGGTATTGCTCAAAGCATGGGAATGACACGGGTGGAAAGAAGAAAGATGAAAAGAAAATACGAAAAGAGAAGATAGGCTAACTGCCTATCCTCTCTCTTATTAGTTGAAACTTTGGTATAATTCAAGATTGTTGAAAACATAACACTCCTTATCCTTGATTTGAGGATACATATAAGAGGGAATATTCGCTATCTTTCGGGAATTACCCCAATATGATATTCGTTTGTCTATATCAAACAGAAGTTCTGGTGTATCATAGAACAGGTTCAGTTCTCCTGTTGTTTGTACATCTTCATCCCATTTGCCTTCATCACGGGCGATATATAGTTTAAAACTGTTCATATCATCTTTCTTTTTATAAGAATGTTTTCTACTTCCATCCAATCAACAAACGGTCTGTTTGACAGGTTTACATCATATTTCAACGGACATCCCAATGCCGCATCATCAATGTATATGTGACAATAAGGTTTGGGTGATGTGGTCCATGTGTGCTGTTCAGGATTCTCGTTTACACCGAACAGGGGAATGTTGTTGTACGTAAACCATTGCACGGCTTCCGATAGATACTTTCCTCCCTGTTTGTGTATGTCGTAATCATCGGAAGTCACCTCGTCAATATCACTTCTCATGGTAAACAGAATAAGTTTATGTCCGTTATCAACCAATCTTTTTAATATAGGCACAGCACCTATATCCTTGCCGATTTTAGGAAAGTCATGTGTCACGACCGTTCCGTCAAAGTCAATTCCTATAATAGCCATAATTATTTGTTATGTAATTTATCATATATTTCTCTTACCTGTTTATACCTTTCTTCCTGCTTCTTTGTAAACGGAATGAAGGAATGATTCAACCACCGACATATATAATAACATTTATCATTGGAATAATCAGTTTCATCACAATTAATAAACCAATCAACATCATTCCTCATTTCTCTTGCAGAAATAAAGGCGTCAATAAGTTTTGGATATTTTATAAGTCCTATGTAATTGCTATTGAAATCTGCTTTCGGGCAAACAATACATCCAACTCTTTTGCGATAATCATATTCGGGATTTATAGGTAATGAATATTTATGGATATAATCCCATACATCCTTATCCGTCCAATCTACAATAGGCTTTAATTGTATGATGGAAGTGGTACCAATAGACTGACAATGTTCTTCAAAATAGGAATCAAACAATTCTTTGTTTTTCTTTAAAGTCGTTTTGTTTTTCGCTTCAAATGCCGTCCTAGTACTTCTACTCCTACTTTCAGCTTTCCTTACTCCCGTAATACTGCACGCATCCACATATTTAGGATTGTGCTTATAATCCTTGCAACAATAAGCTATTTGTACAGTAGGAAGGATGGATTTGTGGTTTTTCCATATATTTTGTATGAACCCAAATTTATAATCACGCCTCCATATTACATCGGGATAGTTTTCTTTTATAAAACTTAATGTAATATTGCTTTCAAAGGCATGGTTGAAAAAGGCTTTGAACGGTATTCCGGCACGTTTACAAAGGTCATAACATACCTGACTATCTTTTCCTCCCGAAAACCCCAAATGTACTTCCAACCCCATTGTTTTAGCTATCTTACTGAATTTTTGTATTCTAGTAATGGCTAATTGTTCTTTTTCATCCATAACCATTTGTTAATCTATTATTTCTTTCATACCAATTTAATCATAGCCTTCTTTAAATTAACAAATAAAGGTATTGCTGACATGCCCCCATTGCAATCCAACTGTCTTAAAGAGGGGACAACCTCTCCGTTATCATCAATCTCATAATCTGCAATATAGGATATCTTCTTCGCTTCTGGAACTAATATCCTTTCATTGTTCCTTTCATGAGCCGGGACCGTTATACAGACTTTGCTTCCAATAGGGAATACTTGGTTGGATTCAATGTATTCCTTTTCCAACTGTTCCTTTTCTCCATTCAATTCTTTTAGCTTTAAATCAATGGCGTATCTTTTGCCTAAAAATTCTTCCTTATTCATCTTTTTTGTCATTCTAATTGATTCTAACGTACTTGCCTGCAATATCGCAGGTTCTCAATATTTCTGCATTATCCTCACCAAAAGCGATGAGAATACTGCCACAGCCAGGAGAATCCCCACGAGTTCCGTCTGGACGGAAGAATCTGATTCGGTTACGCAAGAACTTCATTGCCGTTGCCTTCTCGAATATCACATCCTGAAACATTTTGGAATCGCAACGGTTGAATAATAATGCAATGCCGTTGCCATGTTCTGCCATCCGTTTAACGAAGCATTCTATAAGAGGACGGGAATAAGGTGGGTTCAACCAAACACGTCCTTTCCATTCCTGTTTTAATCCATCGTCATTTTTGTTGTACATGACATTTGCCGTTTTATAGGGGGGGGCTACTGGGGCACATGGGTCTAAATCAAATTCACCTAATGCGTCTATAATTTCTTTCGGTGTGTACCATTCATCGGTACTATTAGACGATCTTTCAAAAGTTGTATTCATTTCTTTTATGTTTTGAGTGTTATTTATTTCTCTTTTAACGAAACATTTCTATTACCACTTTATTTTCCGAGTTTCCATCATCAGGATGTACATCAGTAAAATCAATGACAGAAAAATCATATAGATCAGGAATGTATTCAGTTTGATAATCTCCTGTATTCATTACGATATTTATTTCAGCATCCTTATTGACAACTAACATTAGTTCGTCAATCATGTCTTGGACAGTAATTATTCTTTTCATCATTGTTTATATGGGTTTTACAAAGCCGCCTAAGGCTCATATTTATATCAATTTTAATGCTTCCTGTAAACCAGCTTCAAGTGCGTCTTCGTAGGTGACATATACTTTATAGCCATTCCCTTTGTTTATTTCGTTCTCCATCCAGTCGCTTTCTTCTGTTGGAACATTGAAATCACAAAAAGAAAGCGTCCATCTTTTTCCAATAACAGGTTCTACATATACATACACACCTCTTATTTCACGCAGCCACTTTTGTGCAACGGATTGAGTGGGACGACTATAACACAATTTTGGCAAATTCTTATTTGTTCGGAACACAGATTGCATTATCCGATTATCGTCTTCTTTAATAATATCTTTACAATACTCATTAAATCCTTTCTCTCTTAGCAGCTTCGCTGTTTCTAATGTTACAAGTTCTTCGGTCATAATTTTATTCTCCTTTTAATTTCTTTATTAGCGCATCGGCATAACTAAGACTCCTTTGGGCTGTCATATATGAACCATTACTCATTCCCTGTTCATGTGAATTGCTGCAAAATCCTTGCATGGCAGCTTTCGCCAATTCATATCTACGTTGTTCCCAGTCAATAGTTTCACTAAAGAAATCAAGTTCGCAGTCTCTGTAAACCATATTACCACACACATATAAATAATCGTTGCTATGTTGAGGGTTGATGTTTAATTGGGGAGTTACATCCACCAAAACTCCTGTTGATTTTACTCTTGCTTTCATTGTTCCTCCTTTATTTTAAAGTGTTCAATCAGTTCGTTTACGGTGGTCTTGTGATAACGTCCTGAAATAATGGTTGCATTATCCCAATTTTCATCCCAAAAGAACATAATGCCTTTTGGCTCTGTGAAATAATGATCATTACCAATAGAATCGCCATAAGAAACGCTAAGAATGGAATCTGCTATAAACCACTGCATGTAGTTACTATCATCCCTCAATGCAGCGATAGCTAGGAAAAGTTCTTCATTCGTTCCGCAATCAACACTTCCACGTTTTTTCAAAGGATGACCATTCCTTATCACATGATTCTTTTGGGATAATAAAAAGAATATTCCATTATGACACATAATAAAATCATACTTGTTATCATCATCTGCATAATACTTAGGCTTACCATGTGAATACCCAAATTCTTCCAGCCCTCTCCGAAGTTCCTGTGTATTTTTGCGTATAAAACACGGTGTTGTAAATCCCATAGTTATTCCTCCTTATCTATCTTAATATCAGTTACTTTTCCACGATTGACAAAGCACTGGTCCATGTTTGGGTTTTCATAAGCTATATCGCAAATGATTTCTGAACTATCATCACACTCATTTTGTAATGAGCACTCATCACATATTCCAACACACAATTCATGCAGCATCCCGTCTATTATTATTCCATTCTTTACTTCCATACCGTTCATTCATTAGAAGTTACACCCAAACACAATACTTTGTCAGAAACGCCTATATCGTCAAACTCCAAAGTTAAATACTCTGTATCGTAAGGATAAGGGTATCTGCAATTTTTCAATTCTTCATCCGTCAATTTGCGTCTGACACGCATCTCGATTTCGTAATCATCGGAAAGATTCTCAATTATTTTTCTAAGTTGTCCTACGTTCTTTATTTCCATAATCAATCTCCTTTCTCTTTAATCCGTTCCAGCACATCCCTGTTGGCTTCGAGTATATCATCGAAAGACGGGATGGGCATCCAATAGATGGGTTTACTATTATGGCATACCCACTTCCCGTTCATTACAAAAGCTACTTCGTAATAATATCTGCCCTCGTAATTAGTCCCAACCAAAACACTTTCTAACTCTTCTGGCAACCGTTCCTTAACGCTTATCCAAGGTGATTGCTTGGACTGCCATTCGGCACCTTGTCTGAATGCCTCTTTAACTAATCTCATTTCTAAGCTATCATCGTAATGGCATTCATAACAATCTTCTGCCGCTTCACGTGCCACTTCTTCTACTGTCTGTTTCATATCTATCTTGTTCAATAATTTCTTCATTTTTAGGATTATCCATTAAACTCATCCATATATCCCATCTCTTTCAAGCGGATATTAAACTCTTCAACCGAATCATTATTAGGAATGAATTGTTCAAGAATATCGTTAAAAGGGTGCAGATAGTTTTTTAAAATATCATTAGCCTCTTCTTCTCCACGTTTCTTTCCTAATCGGTCTTTGCATACTTCTATGTAATCATCTTTTGTCATATTGTAGTGCGTGACTGTATCAACAATTGTACTAAACCGACAATATAAGCCGTTTGGCTGTTGGGCTATAAATGATCCCATAATTACCTCCTTCTAATTTTTTATTTATCCACGGTTGATTTTACAATAATCTTATTATCGGATGATGGCATTACAACCACATTTCTGGCATCTGTGCTAATTTTTAGGATAGGATTAAAGTCAAAGTCAGTAGTGGCTACTATAATCATATCTCCAAAAACATATCTTTTATCTTGTTCCAATTCGTTCATATCTGTTTCGTTATGAAGGTTTATTAATTACCAAGTCGCACTCAGGTGCCCATCCTAAAGATTTCGCACCATCCCATACATTGTATAACCATTCATCCACATATCCCTTTTGTGGATTATAATTAGAATGATGGAGGTTAATTATCGTTTGTTCCTTAATGCCTAACATATATGCCAACAATTGTCACTAAAATACATTGTAATCCAATAAGTATCCGTTCCTGTTTCTATCTCTTTTGGTAACAGTTTCAAAATGTCAAGCAAAGTAAATGCAGGAATACAATGTTCTTTTCTGAACGGTTCCTTGAAAGTTCTCCACTCTCGTAAAGATAATTGTGGTTGTTTGCCTTCCTCATAAGGATATAACATCCAAGTCATTGATGCATTACCTGTATTCACTCCAAGTTCTTTCAGGTATTTTATTTTTTCAATCGACAGCACATTCTCCAATATTTCCATCCGTTAAAATATTTTTGGTTTTATTTGATACGCTTGCAGTAATATATCTGTTCGTGGTTCTTATATCAGAATGACCAGCCATAGATTTCAGTTCTCCTTCTGGTATTCCCATATTAGCCCATCTGGTAATAGCTGTTCTACGTCCTGTATGTGTTTTGATGAACTGGTACTTCGGCCCTTTCATAAGTACATTTGCCCGTCTTACAAATACCTGCTTGTTTATACCTGCTCTACATCCAAGAGTTGGTAGAACTTCATTCATAGTAGTCTTTAAGGAAGATTCTATGTTGTATTTATCGAACGATCTAACCTCTTTTATCATTTCTATAATCTTGGAAGGTACAGGAACCTCAACGTTCTTACCTGTCTTTTTTGATATATACGAAATAACATTTCCTTCCATCATAGAATCTTTCAATCTGAAAATATCGGAATATCTCATGGCAGTATAGCATTGAATCAGAAACAATTTCTTTACATTTTTTTCTGTAACGTTAAACGGCTCGACATTCCAGAATAATTCTATTTCTTCATCCGTAAGAGATATATTTGAAGGAGATTTTACGTTCAGTGAGATAATATAATCATTGATATATTTGCTCATCTCTTTTGATTCGGACAATATTCTTTTAAGCATTAAAAGATATGCCTTTTGGGATGATTCGCTTATCTTTCTCTTTGATTTTATAACATTGATCATATCATCTATCATGTCACGATTGACAGGCTTTTCAACGGACGGGACTTCCTTGAACGTAGGAATGGCATCATTAAAATCATACTCGTCATAAAGCTGATTGGTAAGATATGGCATTATATGTTTGGATAATGCTTCAAATCTTACCTTTCCGCTTCTTGTCTTTGTATTATTCAACTTTTCTATCAATACTCCTACAGTCATAATTGAAGGGCTATATTCGTTCTGAATTGTTTCAAGTCTGTTTTTTAAATCCTCAATCAACCTGTTCTGTGATTCTATCGTCTTGTTTAACCTATCTATTGTTTCAGCGAGAATCTGAATTGTTCTTTCTTCGTTTTCCATGAGTTATATATTTTTGTTGCAAAAATAATAAAACTGTATATTCGATAGGTTAAACAATAGTTAACAACTCTTAAAAATGTTTACTACGCCCATTAATTTATAATTACCCTCTTCATTAATGATACATATAGGAGCATTATTCTCAGGATTGGTATATGCCAATGTGACATAATCCCCAGGGAACACTTTCAATGCGTTAATCATCTTTTCAATATTCAGATTGCAATCCAAACGCCCTTGACAATATCCTTCAATTCCGACATTTTCCGATATTTTATACCCTGCATCATTTGTGTATGTTATATCCATTTTATTATCTCCCTCCCTGCAAACAAAATGTGATATGTTATACACATCTGACATTACCTTTATTCTTGAAAGGGAATCTATCAAGTCGCTAGTTCTTGCTTTAATAAAGTAATTAAAGTTTGATTTTATATTGTTTACCAATGGTGTGTAGTTTACAAACTTAACCTCCATCAGCGTACAATTAAAGACAGAACCGAAATCCCCATAATATATAGACATCACCCTTTCATCATCAGATACAGAAACAGTTACATTTTCTTCTGACAACATCTCAAGAAAAGATAACGCTTCCTTTACCGAAGTAGGCATTACATTTATGCACAAGTCCTTGGATATATCCGGCTGACATTCTATAACATCTCTTACAAATACAATCTTATCGGACGAACATATATCAATGCAATTATTGGAACAAATAAAATTTATCCCCACTCCACTAAGGCTGGTCACAACGTCACTGATATCATTAAATCCTATGTTCCTTTTTAATGCTCTATACAGATCATTCCTGTTCACGTTGACCCTTATCCCGGTACCACGCTTACCCATTTTAATATCAGGATAAGATTCTACATCTTCCGCAAAGAAAGACGCTTCACTGCCGTTGTAAGAGAATATTATATCCTTATCATATATCTTTACCGTAACAATGGAATCCTTTACTGTTTTGAGCAGCTTTACAAGTCTTATACCGTCTACTGCAAACTCCTGCCCATCATTACAGTCTGAATCAACAACTGGAATAATCAAACGCATCTCATTAAGGTTATTGTATGAAGTAACCTCTATTGAATTTTCTGATGCTACATATTTAAAACGGAAACATTTCAATATCGTCAAGCCTGTATCGGAAAGGCAGGCTTTGGCTGAGTTTAACGTTGAATATAAAACTTTTCTATCAAAAACTATCTTATTCATAAATGCCAAATTTAAATGTATTCAACCCAAGAAAAATGTTCTCTTTTATCAAGGTAATCCATGTCGTTCTCGTTATTATAGGCTTCCTTCTCGAACGATATATTCTTATACGCATTACCTTTTTGTGTAAGCCTGTACAGCCATTCCAAAATATACAAAATGTAAAACGGAACATACAAAAGTTCTTTCATTTGTTTTGTATGAATCGCTTCGTGATTGTAATCGCTTTCACGCATCGTACATCCTTTTCTTACGAAAAGAACCCCAAACAAATTTATACACTTGTACCCCTTGAATGGAATTATTTTGTTATATATAACTTTCATTGAAACAGTTCTTTAATTATTTTTTCAAAACTTACTTTTGTGGTGTTGTTACGCATACAATAATCTTTTATCTGTAGTGTATTTGACATCCCCGGCTGACCACGCTCGATAGCGTCAAGTATATTCCACAACATTTCCTTAGACCATACGAAATATCCTCTAAAGAAATATGTTGCCATCACATCAGCCTGTTCTATTATATGATTACGGTCATGGTTACTGTCAGGCATTTTAAGTTCTATGCCATATATCTTACCGTCATGTATATAAGCAAGGTCAGGCATACTTTTTTTTGCTCCTAGAGCACGGAACTCAGCCGACTTGTTACCACTTACAGCAGGATGGAGAAGTTCGGAAAAGAATGCTACAAGCAATCCCCTGCATCCTTTACCTTCCTTCTCGTTCCTGTAACTAACTACTATATCTTTCTGCATTTTCTTTTCTTCCGCAGACCGTTTTTCCTCAGCCATGATAAAAAAAAATTGTATTTGGCAAAGGTATCACGAAATGGGATATATGAGAAAAATAAAAGGTTAAAGTTTGTTATTAACCATCTCAAATCCTTCACACATATCATGTCCGCTGTTTCTTATCTTCATGGCAACGTTTTTTTCAAACCAAGGAATATAGCAGACATATCCAACAAACAAACCGTCCACAATAACCGTATATCTATGCTTGCAGCGACAGCAGCAATACTCTCCGTTCCTGCAAGACTTTGTATTGCTATTTTGCAAGATCATCCAAAGAAATGTTTTCTGACAAGAAATCGTCCGTACATTATTTCACCACATCATCGAACCGCAAATCGCAATACTCGTCAATCCAGTCACCTATGAAATATAGTTTGTTACTTCCTGCAATAAATTTTTTCCCATGATTAAATGTTTAAGTATTGTTTTATTTCTTTTTCTAACTTGTCCAATGTACTGTTTACCAATCCATCCCACTCTTTTTCATATACAGGAATATTCCTTTTTACTGTAGAGTGAAAAGAGATTTGATTCCCTAAAGGAAGATCAAAATATACAATAAAAGAAACTCTTTTCCCCTTATCCTCTGAGCGCCCAAAAGATAACTTACTTTCGTTATATATTTCGATAAGTTTGTCAATCAAATCTTCTTTCTTTGCATACATCTTTTCTGAGTAGGGAAATGGAGCGTCTTTAGCCTTTATGTTGTAATCTTGTATCTCCAATGCAACACGGTAAATTTTAGCCGTAAAATCTCCTTGTTTTATCTTTTTATTAAGCATTAATTTTACCTTTCTTGTACCTATGCCGCACATATTTTCACGTTTTAATTTTAGCATGGCTATTAATTTCCTGTTTTTCTCCAAGGCTTCTTTCTTTGCTTCTCTTTGTCTTTTACAATCTTCTATTACGGAAGTACAATCTTCTTTTATTCCGAAAACGTCCATTCCGCCAAAACAAAATGTTTCAATATCTAAGATTGTATTCTTTTCCATTCCAAGAAAGTCTATAAGCCTTTTGTCTATGCCAAAAATATTCGTGTAATGTCTAAGATGCGACACACAAACAATATATTCTGGGTTATGGGAACATTCAATCTCATCAAACACTTCCCAAGGATTAATGTTGTTTTTCATAATGTTATTTTTTGTTTCTTTGAATATACCCCCATATAAACTTGCTAGAATATCCACATTCTTTCATGGCTTTACGAAAATCAGATTCCGTATTTCTGATATACAACTGCCGTATCGCCCAGTAAGTATTGTATCCTTTAAGTTCCGCATACTGGAAAAATTGCGTAGGTGTCATTTGTTCAAATTTTAAATCTCCTATCAGTTCTTGCAGTTCCGCCATTCTTATTTCCTTTTCGGTAGGATATACATATCCGCAGAAAGGGCATTCCGAAGCGGTTATGGCAATATATTTACCACACTGTTTACACTCTTTCACTCCTTGTATCCCTTCACATTTCCCCTTGTTATGCCATAAAGCCCATTTACGTTCTTTCTCAAACTTGCCGAGCCGCGATATGTTACCACCGAAGTCAAGGAGAAATGCTTCTGTCTTATTTGGGTGAAGCCGGATAGCCCTGCCGGTTGCCTGGATATAAAATTGAACGGATTGGGTAGCACGGTTCAATATACAAACCTCTATACTTGTTTCATCGTATCCCGTAGACAATATGCCACTGTTGCATATAACGGTGAATTTATCGTCATGGAAATCCTTGATAAGCTGTTCCCTGTTTCCTGTAAGATGCTTGTATTTTTCATATAACTCCAACTCATCCGGCTTGTTCTTGTCTATACCTGATATGAGGAATTTTGCAGGAATGCCAGCTTCATTAAATTCAGCGCACATCCTTATCGCATTTGCCTGTGTGGCATCAAAACAGATTGCTTTTTTCATCGGGCAGATACGCATATAGTTTTCAATCACCCCCTTGTACTGTACAGACTTGTTGAACACCGCCCCCATCTGCCTGCTATCGAAATCACCTGTGCGATAATCGGTATTAACCTTAGACAAGTCGGGCGCATCAACTGTAAACGTTCTCAACTTGGTTATATTTCCCCGGTCCATCATATCCTGTATCTGAGCGGTTTCTACAATCTCTTCATAGTTCATGCCAAGCTGCCTTTGGTTTCCACTTCTCATCGGGGTTCCTGTAAGACCTACTACATATTTATCATCAAGCAAACCTGATTCAAAGAGATAATCCGCATCAGACGAGTGCGCTTCGTCTATCAGGCAGAGAGATACACTCTTAACCCATTTAACCCATTCGGGCTTTTCTAGCCTTCTACGGAGAGTTTGAGCCATTGCTGATACTACTAGACCTTTAGGTATGTTCCTGTGCTTAGGAGAGATGTATTCAGCCTGTATGCCAACTCTTTCCAACGTTCCCCCTGTCTGTGTCATAAGTTCAGATCTGTGGGATACGATAAGCACCTTATTCCCCTTCTCGACAGCACCTTTAGCCATAAAACTCATTATGACCGTTTTGCCGTAACTTACACAGGCTGAGAATATGACGTGCTTATGATTAGTCAGGGCATTTCTCAGACGGGTTATCCCCACCTCCTGGTAATCCCTTAGCTTGATTTCGTTTGTACTCATCTTCTTGTATCATTCTTTCAAGTTCGTTTTTCAATGCAATCACAAAAGCCATGCACTCTTCTCCTTCAAACTGCTTGACAAACTGCTTGGCGGAATCTTCGTAATCAGGAATACATTCTTTCTTAAAGTATTCCTCATTGTCTTGAAGAACCATCCAATCCTCGAAGTGGTGGTTTGGTTTTTTCTTGAATATATGCAGCAAAATGGCAGTGTCACTATTTAGTTTGATTAACTTCCTGTCGTAGTTTTCAAATTCGTCAACGTAATCCGTATTCATCTTCGTAAAACAATTTAAAGTTTCTCCATCTATGCCCGTTTTTCCCCTTACAGAAAGAACTGCATGAGCGTTGTGGCATACCTAATTTCCTCTCACAGTCACAACAGGCTTCAAAGCATAGGAATCTGTTCGTGCCATCCTCTATCGCAATGACAGCCCTTGTGTTGTTTCTATGACCGAGATAAGAACCGTTTTCCTTTCGTTTCTTTATGAGTTCATTCATAATAACTCTTTTCTTTTCACGTTCCTCATCCGACACTTCCCTTCCTTTCTTAAATCCATAATTATGACCTTTGACGAACCTTCCTTTTTCGTCACGGTAAGATATTGGATAATCTATCCATAATTCGCTAATTGCTGGCATTGAAATCTAACTTTAGTTTTACAATTTCGTCACTCATGGTATGTACTCTTTTCAGCCATGCCATTTTCCATGCTTCTTTTCCTATACCATATATACGATATATATCATCTCCTGCATCATCAAATTTGATAGGAGTGCAGCTTGTTGACTTACATTTCGTTCCGTCCATAAGTTCAACGTCACCTACACCTCCATTGAGCATAATAAAGTTGATATTGTTTTCTATGGCAAGATAGGGGATGATTATTTCATCCCCACGATTAGGTTTGTTGTGCTTGATTAATGTAGTCATAACAATTTAGACAATAAATCTTCAAATTTATCTTCATACCACAACGGTTGTGTTTCTTTAGGATTATTCGGGCTTACTTGGTTTTCCCCATAAGAAAGACCTTTTTCCGTGATTGATTTGAATCGTTTTTTCTTACCGTGTGAAGAATTTCTGCTCAATTCGCAGAGGTATCCTTTTTCGATAGCAGCCTTGTTAAATGCCTGTGCGGAAATTTTAATTCCTTTTTCAGATAGTAACTCAGAGGCAGACTTTAGTATCCCTTTTGATGATGTATAATCAGGAAGAGATATATTTAATGGGCCAAGTATTTGTTTTGCGATAATCAACTTTGAATTATCATTTAAGTTCAAAAACTTTGCCGCCCATGTAGCTGCATTCATTTTATCCGATATGGTTGGTTGATTGTCAATTGACTTATCCTCTATAACCTTATTAACGGTATGATGGAATACTTGTCGGTAAATCTCAAATACCAATCTTGCTTTTCTTGCAATAAAAAATTCAAGACATGGAACAGTAATATAATAATCAATTCTTCTTGAATACCCAACGCCATTTTTGCATTCAACCTTTTGAGTTATTGCCTGATAATCAACGTTTTCAATAAACTTTTCTTTAAGTTCATTTACTGCTTTATGTTTGTATTGATAAACAAGCATCCATACATCATCAAAATTTACCGGAAATTCGTTATCAGATTGTGATAGCTTTAATATTTCATTGAAATACGCCTTAATTTCGCTTTCACTACTTTCTTTAGATAATGTTATATTTGTTGACATATTATTAACTTTTTGTGGTAACTCCGCAATTACCCGTTACGTATTTGAAACACCAACAAAGTCATTAATTTTACTTATTGGGTATTTTTTCGCATCACGTTCGTTGAGTGAAAGATAAGCTAGAGCCATTTGTAACTTATCTTCCATCCTGTCTATATCGTCTTTATAATCGCATCTGTTAAGTTCCCAATACAAAAGCCTTGACGGATCGTTAACCAGGCGTAAATCAAATGGATCATCATCAGATTTACCGTCATATACGATATAATACATTTTATCCACATCGGGATGGGAAAGAAAATGCGACATTAGCTGCCAATAGTATTCCTCTATCGCTTGTTCCTTTGTGGCTTCTCTCAAATATTCAATCTTACTTTCAGAAGTAAAGCATTTTACTTCTGCTATATAAGACAATTTACCATTGACATCAAATCCATATCCATCGGGAGAATCGCCATATCCATCATAGATATTATCGACAAAAACAATTTCGTCAAAATCATCCGCACAGGACATTAGTCTGGAGAACGTGTTATGGTTAAAACACTCTATAGCGTCTTTTTCATGATCCTTTCCCCACTCCATGTCAGAAGTGGATATATGTCGGCATGGTTTGTTTAACCTTCTCTCCCTTGCAACCTGATAAAGATAAGAGATAGCTGTATCTCCGAAAGGAACGTCAACTGTCTTTCTCTTTACGCCCTGTTTTTTTGCAACCTCTAGTTCGGAAGATGTCATTTCCCTTCTCCCGGAAACCATAATTTTTCCAATGGCGGAAGAGGTGATTTTACCACACCTCTTCATAAGCCATAATTTTTCTTTTTCTTCTGCTTCCATCATTTCTTAGTCGCTTCGTTAAACAATTTCATAGCTTCCGCATCCACATCATAGCTTGCCGTGATGTATCCAATTTCGCATTTTCCACTTTTCAACGCCTCTAATGCAACTTTGAATTTATCGGATGTTACCGTCATTTTCTCTTTCTGAGGTGGTGGAGGAACATCACGCCCTATTCGTAATCCGTAAACCTTTCCTCCGTCACAAGGATCACGTGTCAGTTCCTTGCATAATATTACACGGAAATCATGGATAGTTTCAGGATAATCAGTTCCAGCTAGTTTGGTAAGTCGTTTACGATTTGTACTGTTCAGCAACATAGGTTTGGGAACAATGTTTGTTTCTTTAAAGTAAGCAATCCATGATGGTTTCTTACTCCCTTGTACCTTTGCATTCTCATCCCAAACAATATGTGATATGGTAGCAATAACAGATTGGCCGTTAGGTAGTATTTCTACTCCCACATAATCAGATTGGCTCCCTGTCCTCCAATGATGGAGAAGTTGGTTTTGTTGTTCGTTAGGCATAATTATTGGATATTACTTGTTGAAACTATAGTTGCACTCCCTGTCTTATCTACAATTACATTTTTATCACCTATAACAGCTTCCGTCTTGTCGCCACTAGGAAACTCTGGTAAATATTTATTATCTTCCTCATATAGATAAACATCCATGATAGCGGTTTCGGCTACGGATGCAATCACGTAGTCTGCCATTGTACCTTTCATTCCTTCGTCCAGTTTCTTTACAGCATCTCGAAGGTCGGAAGCCTGTACCAGTACAGTAGTGGAAGTCTTTTTCTCCGCTCCGCTTTTTTCGTCTAGCGTAATGAAGAACAGCTTGCACTTAAACCATCGGTCGGCTGCATCTTCCTCAGATGAGAATAGTTCGCTGTAGTTGGCTCGTTTGATGTCCGAAACAGTGAACTCTCCACTAATAAACGGTGTCATTTCAGATATAATACGTGCTTCTGCCTCAGTAAAGCTAAGCGCATCCACCAAAAATTGTTCCGTTACTTTCTTGTTTACACCATTTTCCATTATCTTTTCGTAACGGATTTTGCATTCAAAAAAATTCATCATAATAATTAAAGTTTAAATTCTTTTTATTTCCATATTTTATTCATTACATAATTTCATAAAACACATCCATATCGTCTTACTTTGTCTACCAGTTGTATGTCCAAATAGAGGTTTGAAAGGAATAACAGACAAAACATCTGATGCTTTTATCTCGCTTTCATTCCATTTGAAGATAAGTGTACCATTAGGTTTTAATACCCTCATGCACTCCTTGAAACCTTCATGAATAATACTTTTCCAATCATCAGGCAACTTACCATATTTCTTTGCCATCCATGAATTTTCTCCAAGTGTTTTCAGGTGTGGTGGATCAAATACAACTTGATAGAAAGAATTATCTTCAAATGGTAAATTAGTAAAATCTGCGATAATATCAGGTTTTACCTCTATAGTCCTTATCTTATCCCTATCTTTGGCCGTAAGTGTTTCTGAACGTTTGTCAACAAATAACACATTAGGATTTTGTTTATCAAACCAAAACATACGACTACCACAACAAGCATCCAATATTAATTTATCGTTTTTCATTTTTCATTAATAATTATTTACTTACTGTTATTGATGTGTGAATCACATGTATGAGGGGCGTGACAGAATCGAACTGTCCTCCTCTACAATGCCGCGCGTCACATTAGTCACACCAGCCAAACGCCCCATTTTCGCCCACCCTATCTTCACAGACCGGGAAGGCATAAAGTTTATAAGCAAATGAATCTATATCAAATCAGTCAACCCAAATTTAATTTTAATAACATCGATGATGGCTTTATACTGCTTCTCATAGATTGTGCCCGAATGGGTTTCTTCCACTCTCTTTTCAAACTCTTCAATACTCCCACGGAAGCATCCGCATGTTATTTCCACTTTGTTTTCTTTTGTCAGGTAGGCATGGGTGTGGCGGTTGGCAGAACCGAAACAGTCAAATCCGCAATGTTTATTATTGTTGTCTATCTCAGCATTGCCGGACACCCGAGCATCGCCGGACACCCGAGCATCGCCGGACACCTCAGCATTGCCGTACACCCGAGCATCGCCGTACACCTCAGCATTGCCGTACACCTCAGCATTGCCGTACACCTCAGCATTGCCGTACACCTCAGCATTGCCGGACACCTCAGCATTGCCGTACACCTCAGCATTGCCGTACACCTCAGCATCGCCGGACACCCGAGCATTGCCGTACACCCGAGCATCGCCGTACACCCGAGCATCGCCGGACACCTCAGCATTGCCGGACACCTCAGCATTGCCGGACACCTCAGCATTGCCGGACACCCGAGCATCGCCGGACACCCAAGCATCGCTTTCTTGGTCTAAGTTCTCATCTTTCTCAACATATCCTCCCAAATCACCTTCCTTGGCATATTTGAAAGACTTTGTACACTTGATTTGGAATAACTTCACTCCAAAAGCATTGATTATAAAGTTATCTGTTAGCTCAAATTTCTTTTCCATATTCATTCAAAATTAAAATTATCCTCACCGTTAGGTTCTTCATCCGACATATCATTACCGAAGTCCATCGGGATGAACCAGTCTGAAATATAGTCTTGCATGATTAATCCTCCTGTTCTTGCTTAAAATATTCATAACTTATCTCTCCATTTACGATCATATCCATGATTTCTTCATCGGAAGATGTAGCTATTTTCATCATGAACTCATCTTTCTTCACCTTTTCAATATCTTCATTTTCAGTATTCCCCACCTTTTCCAACTTTTCCATCTTTTCTGCCTTTTCAGACATATAAGACACAGCATCTTTAGCTATTTTCAAGGCATACTCTGAATCGTATAAAGACATCATGGATTGAATGTATATTCCGTTAATCCTGTCAAATATCTCCTGTTGGGGAAGGCTTAGGAACTTTGCCGTATTCGCTCCCATCATCACCTTTATCTGCCAAGATGTTTTTATATTCACTATGTGAATCCATCCCTCTTTGATAGGGCTTTTAATAATATAAAAGTCACCTACAATATATCCTTCGTCTATTTCTTTCTTTTTCATAACTTTATAATTTGTATTTTTCCAAAACAAGAATCATTTTATGATCTTCAATGGCTGATTTTATGGTATCATCAATCATCTTGTTGTGCGTTTCTGAATCTATATCCAAATCGGAAATTTTATACCCATTATCTAGCTTGTTTTGAATACTGAAATAATAATTTCTTATTGTAAGAACGTTTTTATGTATTTCCTCTCGTGTCATTTTCGCGGCAAAAATTTATTTTTAACAAATGATAAAAGCATAATGGTTATCTCGTCAGCATACTTGGCAAAATCGTCCTGATATTCCTCATCCACATTGTTATCCATCCACATAATTTGATTCTTTGCCATAGTACCTACCTTTTCAAGTGTTTCAAACATTTGAAGACTAGACCCTGGAAGCACCTTCTTTAGCATTTCATTAAGCTCAATAGAGGATGAATGTATAATATCAGCACAGAAAGCAATAGCATTAATATACATCATCCAATCAGTTTTTTCATCATCTGACATCTTTTTGATAATTTCCATACCTCTTACATACTTACCGTCAGGATAAGCCTTTATATATGCTTCCTGGAACTCCTTTATCTTGGCTGTTACGCGAGAACATTCAACCATACGACCTTTCTTGATAAGATCGTTCTGCTGCTTGCGTAATTTCTTCATTTCCTCTTCTCTCTCACACTCCTGTATTAACAAATGTCTTTCCATTATCCTCAATGATTTTTATTAGTTCTTTGAATTGATCTGCAATAATCTCTAGTTTACCCTGTATCTTCTGATTAACATTCCCATCCTTATAAGCACTCTGAAACCCTTCACAACGTGAATCAATGCTAGAATAGCAGAATGAATCAGATGTAATGTTAACCATCGTATTATCACCGTCTATAAACGGCTCTGGTATATCCACTTTTATCATCATAGAAGACCAAAATAATTATCAAGTTTTTTAATAGTATCATCTTCATCGTTCAGAACATACTCAATGACTTCACGTCCTGAAAGTGTTACTCTCAACTTCTTTACACTTTGTGGATTGGCATGTCCGTTAGAGTAATTGTTATATTTAACAATCTCCCATCCTTTAATTGAAGACAGCATCCTCCGTTTGCCACACAAATTTATGGCTTTTGGAACTAAATCTTTTTCTTTCTTGTCCATAATTAAAATATTTTAAACTTTTCAAACATCTCATCTCCCAACACTCCGCTAATGAACATGGTAAGTTCTATTTCCCATTCATCTTCCTTACCCTTCACGAACGGAAAAGTAAGCTGATGCCATTCATGGTAATCAAATAACTTCATGCGAAGTGGATAATAATCAAACATTTTCTTGTTTCCATAAAACACACGGATATGATTTTTCTTAATCTCCGTGTAAGACAAACCGTAGTAATCCAGTATCTGGTAGAATTCGTCCATGGGGGTAAAATTACATTTCATAAATTTACTTGCATTCGCTTTTCAATTAATATACTTTTCCTTTTATCTATCAACCGCAAATACTTGCAATTAATAGAGCCTTTATTCACTTTAGTTCCGTCCAATTTCCTAATATCAAAGGAACCATTACTTCTTCTTCCAAAGATGTAATACAACTCTTTTTGGTATTCAACCAGGTCAAACAACCTAAAACCTTTTACCAAGAATGGTGCTTGATTGAGTTTCTTTCTGCCACCTTTCAAGAAATTAGATTTGTGTATTTGTCTGTTTTGACAACGCACCTTCTTCTGATAGAAATAATAACCTAAAGGTTTAGCCACAGGATTACCACTGATACACCTTGCATCAATATAATGATCTTTAGGAAGATTGTTAGTGATACGGGTATTCTTCGTGATATAACCAAAAGTCATACTTACATTAGGATAGATATTCTTTAGCCTATCATACAATTTCCATCGCATAATCCCCATAAAGGCGGAATCTCTAAATGACTTTCCACGCTTTACATTTAATTCAAACTCACCTCTATGATATGCCTTATGACAAGTTTCGCAAAGGGTAATCAAGTTATTTGGGCTATCCCCTCCCGTCTTTCTACTCTCAATGTGATGCACATTCAAGATCTTATCTTTACTTTTACCCTTACAATGTTGGCAAGTATAACCATCACGAAACAAAATATACTCACGCACATTAAAGAAATCAAGTTGTTCTCCTTGTTGGTATTCAACGCCAGATATACTTGGATTCTTAATCTTCTGTATATCAAAGGAAGCAGTTTCAACTACGATATTAGTTATCGGTAGGAACTTATGTATTTTTTCTACAACAGTCAAATGAGTTTGGATTTTGTTTTCAACAGATGGTGCCAGCCAACCTTTACGCTTGGAAGATACCCTGTTATTGAAACGAGCCTTGCGATAACGAAGCCTACTCCTACGGGTTCTTCTTAATTCCCTACGAGTAGATAGCTTATCCACAATATCGTTTCTCAATTCCACATCTGCTGCATACAATTCTTTTTCACTTGTTGTTGCTGAAATGCCGATATGCTTGCTACCAGCATCTATACCCAAACTTACGGGCTGTGTATAATCTGTTGTGTCATAATCCAATTGAATTGTGAACGGAATACGGCACACAACATGGGCTAGACTGTTTTTTAACAGCCTTCTAACCTTACCAAACCTTTCGGTTGGCATAAGTGCTTGTCCTTGTTTGTTAATTACGTAAACCATTTTACTATAAGTCGGATTTCTCCGTTAAATGCTCATCGACAATATTATGGAGAGGTTTCCCGTCAGTAACACTATTCCTACCCCACAGAATTGTTTAATCACTGACCTTAGAGCAAGGAGCTTGAGCAAACACCCCTTGGTAACTATATATTCTCTCCTAACGATTAGTCTAATCAACCTGGGCTTTCAGCCTAATGGGTAGTTGACTATAAATATGCTTGCTTCTACACTCAAACATGATGCAAATATAATCAATAAAATGACATACTATCAAACATTTTAAAATACATATTATTTATTCACATTTGTTAAAGTATGCCTTAAATACATTCACATTGTATATATTAACCTGTCCATAGTTAGCATCAAAAATCTTTTTCACTTCGTAACCTAGCTCGTAAGATATTACTTTCATCTTTCTCCAGCTAATCTTTCTCCAGTTTACACCGTTTTCCTTTGACCATCTTTTGATACTATACCATTCCTTGGATTCATCTAGTTGTTCCGTCTTTAGTTCCAGTTGTAGCTTTGCTTCCTTGTTTTCCAATATTAATGCTTGATTCCTTTCATACTCGTCAGCCCAAGCCCTAGCAGCTTCGGCAGGATTGTTGAAGTTTGGAAGTCTTGATGATATAGAAGTATTCCCCGTGGTAAGAAGCTCTTCAATCTTGTCATCTACCCAAATAGCAAAATCAGTGGATAATTTTTGAGCGACCCTAAGAGCTATTTTTTGATGTGCCCATGTTCCTTGCTGTGATACATTTCCTCCCTTTATAATTTGCAGTAAATCAGTCGAAATAAAATTTTTTATTTCGCTCAAACGATTTACATAATCAGTCATTTCCTTAGAATTTATAATAGTGGATAGATTTTTATCAGGAAATAACCTAGCAAAATCTGTAAGACATACAAGGATATATCCATTCATCTTACGCATCCTAACATTTATTCCATTATAAGAAAACATATTACCCATTTCGGAGGGATTTACCGTACTTAAAAGAGCACCTGTGTCATTTAAGTTTTCTTCATTTATCTGTCGCATAAATAATAAAAAGAAGCAGAGATTTCTTCAACTTGCGACAGTTATACATTAGACTTATGAAAAATGTATGAAGAAACCTCTGCTTATATTTTAGGTAGCAGCTATCATTATAAAACAAAAAAGTCCAAAAACTATCGCACCGCAAAGGTACATAAAGTTTTCATACTACCAAAAAAAATCATTATTTTTGCAAAACAATTAAAATACATAATATATGGCAAAGAAAGTAATTAGGGTGAATGTTAAATCACCTAAAGTAACATCAAATAAAAAGGCATCTCCCATAAAGGTCAAGATAAACATGAAGAATACGGGAGGATTACAGCCAACAGGAAAACAAAAATTATAATCTACAACAGTTTCTGAAACCATCAGTTATAGATTGATGATTATTTATATTCCTATCTCCGAATCGTTGATGTAAATACAATGCAATAAAGAAACATACAGTTACAAATCCTATTGATATATACGAATAAAACATAGTGCATCTCACATCCTCAAACACCACATTATTAAATACAATATCCAGTATTGCGTATATAAACATTTCAATAACAAATACTCTATGGTATATACAAAATAAAAATACCTTTGACAACACATAGAACAATATTGCATTAAACAGTTTGGCGTTAAAGAATATGGTAAGGTATTTGTCCGAAAACGGAGTGGCATACTGAATATACTCCAATGTATCACCATCATAATACTCAATAATATCCCCTGTGCCAACAGAGTGTATAACCTCACACTGATGGACAAGTATTGCAAGACAGAACAATATAGGATAACATCTTATCACCCAAATAAGAAACGTCCTGTATAAATTGTTCAAACTTTCCTCTAGCATTTTGTCTTTCATCTGATCCTTCTAGCTAAATTTCTAATAATATCTTCTTTCGTTCTCCCTTTCAACAGGTTAAGATCAATTGTTGCAGAACCTACCTTTACGCACCCATCAGATATGTATTGCTGCACACGTTCGTTCACAAGATAGTCAGCACCAAGCATATCCAATTTGGACAGTCCTTTTACATCATTGCTCCTGCTTAGTACAAATCCACCTACCGTTCTCCAGATACGCCTGTATTGGCTTATTCCGTCCTTTACAGGCATGATTATGTCGTTTTCAAACAATGGTATTCCGTTCATGTCAAACACGCCTGTAAACCATTCTACAACACAACCACTGCTATCTCTTACACGTCCATAAGCATCTATGGATACATCGTCAATAAGAAGTTCATATCGCCCCGTTACTCCATTAAATATACGGAGTAACGGGAAATTAATGTCATTTATTTCCATTTCCCTTAATCGCTTCAATACATTCCTTTACTCCATCATCAAAACCATGCTTGTACCCCTTAGCGTATTCTCCAATGTTATACACCGCCATTGCAAATACAAACAGGATGATACCTAAAGCCTTATGCCAACCGGGCAGCGATATGGAAAACGGTTTGAATGTAATTGTTAGATCTCCAACCCATAATAGGGCGATAATACATATTATTGTAAATATAATTGTTTTCATAATCATATAAGTTTTAATGCTTCCTGTAAACCTGCTTCCAGTGCTTCCTCGTAGGTATTATAACGGATAATAGGCCTGTCAGACAATCCTATCAAGTCATGTCTCGGAATTGTCAGTATATCATACGTCCAATAGTTTTCATACATATAGGATATTTCGATATGCAGGTTCTTGGTTTCACGCAGCCACTTTTGTGCAACGGATTGAGTGGGACGACTATAACACAATTTTGGCAAATTCTTATTCGTTCGGAACACAGATTGCATTATCCGATTATCGTCTTCTTTAATAATATCTTTGCAATACTCATTAAATCCTTTCTCTTTCAGCATCTTTGCTGTTTCTAATGTTACAAGTTCTTCGGTCATAATTTTATTCTCCTTTCAATTTCTTTATTAGCGCATCAGCGAAACCAAGGCTCCATTCTACTGTCATATTTAAACTAGCATTCATTACCTGTTCATGTGAATTGCTGCAAAATCCTTGCATGGCAGCTTTCGCTAGTTCATATCGCCTCTGTTCCCAGTCAATAGCTGAAAAATCAAGTTCGCATTCATTGAATACCATGTTATCACATACATATAAATAATCTCTGCTATGTTGAGAGTTGATGTTTAATTGGGGAGTTACATCCACCAAAACCCCTGTTGATTTTACTCTTGCTTTCATATTTAAAATTCTGATTTAATAATAGTACCAAATGAACGATACCTACGCCAAACTATATTTCCACGCTGAATACTAGTAAGCCAATCACAAGCCTTAAATACTTGTCCTACATTATATAGGAATGGTCGTTTTTGTATTTTTCTTTTTATTCTTGCTTTCATATTTAATCGAAATACATTACTTTCTTACCTATACATACCTTGAACCTTGAAAGAGATTCACTATATTGTGTAATATTGTTAGGATTATATTTGTTAACAAAACATCCAGTACGTTTATGGTATCTGACACAAGCATTTTCAGGAGATTTAGCCAATATTTCTTTCTCATCGCTAAAACTAAAAAGTAAATTATCTCTGTATGATACCTTATACCACTTTACTTGGCTTCTTATCTTTTTAAAATACTTTGCTTTCATTGTTCCTCCTTTGTTTTAAAATATTCAATCAGTTCGTCTACGGTGGCTTTACGGAAATTTCCTAAAATAATTGTTGAATTTTGATATTCTATACCCCAAAAGAAGAATCTACCTTTAGGTTCTACGAAATAATGGTCATTACCAATAGCATCATCAAAAGAAACACTAAGTGAAGATTCTGCTATAAACCATTGATTGTTATTTGTATCATTCCTCAATGCGGCTAAAGCTAGGAAAAGCTCTTCATTGGTTCCACAATCAATTCTACCAGCACAATTCCAAGTTATATGCGGATCTTTTGAATCAAACATATCATTCGTAATGTGGGTATATTTATTTAAACCTGTTGCTAAACATAACTCTTCATTATCATCTATAACTCTTGATGATTTGTAACCAAGCTCTATTAACTTCTTCCGAAGTTCCTGTGTGTTTTTACGTATAAAACACGGTGTCGTAAATCCCATAATTATTCGTTTTTTAATAATCCTGATTTCTTTAATTTCTTTTTAAAATTCTTTTCATTTAAGGCTTGTTCATAGTAGCAATTAGGTTCTATGACCGTTTCAGCCCTAGTTATAGGAAGCCCATTCAGACCAATAGAAACATTATGTATAATAGAAGCTCTCTTTATCTCACCTGTCTTAACGTTAAAAGAGAATAAGATATGCCCTGGATTCCTCTTAACTTTTTTAATCAATTTATATTCTGTTTGTTGTTTTTGTAGATACTCTATCTGTTCTTTAGAAAGATCATCTTTTGTTACAATAGGTACTATATCCATTTACTTTTCCTCCATTCCAACTTTAACATATCCGTTTTCAATACACCAACAAAGCATATCATAGGCTGCATCCAATATATTTTTTGACAATTTAAAAACAAATGGTTCACATATGCCTATTTGATAACTTATATACCAAGGTCCAGCAAAAGTAGGTTCAATGTGCAGCTTATATTTTGTACCAAAGTCATTTATGTGTCGCGGTAACTTGCCGATAATATCCTGCAAGGTAAAAACTCCACACTCTTCTTTTAAGGAATGATCATAACTACTAGTGTCAACGTAATATAGATTAAAATGGACATTGTACCAATGGTGCTTAATTGCTTTTTCAGCATCTTCCCATAACAATTTGCAACCATCATCATCCGTGGCTATTAATACCATGCTTGCATCACTTGTATCTAGCCCAAGCTCCTTCAAGTGCTTCATCTGCTCGATTGATAATACCTGTCTCATTCCTTATCCTCCTCTGTTTTGATCTCTATTACTTTACCACGATTAACAAAGAAGAAACAACCCATCACATCGCACAGATATAATTCATTCCTCAATATTACACTTTTCGCATTCTTTATTCAACGAACATTTACTGCAATCGAAATTTTCATTGAACGTTTTGCTCATTTCATGCAGCACTCCATCTATTATTATTCCGCTATTTATTTCCATACCGTTCATTCATTAGAAGTTACGCCCAAGCACAATACTTTGCAAGAAACGCCTATATCGTCAAATTCCAGAGTTAAATACTCTGTATCATAAGGGTAAGGGTATCTGCAATTTTTCAATTCTTCATCCGTCAATTTGCGTCTAATACGCATCTCTATTTCGTAATCATCGGGAAGATTCTCAATTATTTCTCTAAGTTGTCCTACGTTCTTTATTTCCATATATCAATCCCCTTCCTCTTTAATAACTATTTCTCTAATACTACGTTGACCGGCAAAGGGATAAGTAATTGTTCCACCATAAAACTCAATGGTATCTCCATCAATGGTTATTGCAGTACCACCCTTCACATGATAAGATTTACGATCACAAGATGATAGTGCTAATATTAAACTAGCAAATAAAATCACATTTTTCATATTATCTTCTTCATTTTAAAATACAATTCTAAAGTCTTTACCTTTCAATGTAGGAAGCCTGTCAGTAACAAACTTCTCCAGTTCTTCTATATCAATAGGGAATAATGGACAATATTCATACTTGAATGTGTGAACAAATCGTCCATCAAGCATTACATCAAAAATTAATGTTTTCATATCTCAACAATTGTATGAATACTAAAATCACAATAAAGATCCGTAACGGTACTTATCATTCACATACCTGCAACTAACACTCCAACCTGTCATATATATCACACCTCTGCACTCAAACAAGTCGCCAGGGTTTAGTTTTCCTACTTTTATTTTTCCCATCTTACTTTCATACCTGTTCTATTATACAGTTTTCAAAATTAACATATAAATTGAAGGTTGATGCCGTACCGTCTTTTTTTACCTTTTTAAGGCACGGAACCACATTATCTCTATGATCAATTTCATAATCTACAATATAAGCATACTGTTTTGACTCAGGAACGGCAAAACTTTCAAGAGTGTCCAAAATAGTATATACGGATGATGGAATAGTAACACAAACTTTACTTCCAATAGGATAATTCTCGTTGGATTTAATATATTCCTTTTTAAGTTTCATCATTTCGTTATTCAATTCTCTTATCTTTGAATTGATAATTTCCCTCTTTGCTTTAAATTCCTCTTTAGTCATATACACACATGTTTAACACTCAGATAAAATTTGTAACACAATAAGCCATACAATGACAATCATCAATCGTCCAACATATTTCCACATATAGCTTTCATTATCATAGCAAAAACAATTCCAAAAAGCATAAATTCACTCCTTTCTAACATTATTGTCCACCCACCTCATTGCACCCTTTAGCGCATCAGTTGTAGACCTGTAAAACATATCAACAAAGAGATCCATCCGTTCACCTTTTGCACCTCTCTTAATTATCCTGTACATGAAGTCTTTTTCTCCTGTGACCTCTATTGTACATCCCTTATAATATGCAACGTATTTTTTTCTCATATAGCAAAGATATAGTTTATTGGTTTGCCAACAACTTTTTATTAACTTTTATTAATCGTTTTTCCCAGTCGTTCAGATCTACACCCGTCTTAATTTTCTCCATAACCGAAGCTATATCAAAAGATTTACATTTTTCATACAGATCACTCATTGTCGTTCCTTGTATGATAACTCCGTTCTTTTCCCCGGAAAAATATCCGTCAACACTCTCTATTACATCCCATTTACGCCCTTCTAATATAGATTGTTTGTTATTCGTTCCCATTATATCAAATTGCTTAAATTATTATTCGTTTCGGTAATGGTTCGCCAATCTTATACAGTTCTATGCTTGTAACTTCTTGTGTCTCTTTAAGTAGGTTTATTCCATCGCTGTAGAAGTTTATCAGCCTTATAGCCTCGAATGCGTTACACGGTTGAAGCATTATACTACGTGTTTCCTCGTTAATCTGAATAAAATAATTCTTTTCCATAATCTTATTTTGTTTTTAGTTAGTAATAGTTCCGCCCGTGGAACTTGCACCACTTGTAAGGCTTTCAACCTTTGGCGAATAATTCGGCTTAAAAACCGTTGTTTCCAGTCATCTCCTTACCTACTCCAACAGCTAACCAAATCAAATTATTTCCTCCTTATTTTAGTTAATAGAAATTTCGGTTTGCTGTTTCTCCCAATCGTATGTGAATGTAGCTACATATTGTTCACGGTCGTACACAAACACCTGATAACCTATTTGCCCGTAACAGCAAAACAATGGTTGTGTACGTAGCATTATTCCGTTCCATGTCTTACCGTTCAGATACTTTTCCAATGCGAATTTTCCTGCATTGATTGCTCTAATTAAACTGTTCATATCTTTATAATTTTAGTTTGTTTCAGTTCCCGGAGGCGGTGTCGCTCCGCTTGTTGTCCTCCACGCCGGGATAGTTGATTACTTAAACACATGGTCTATAAATACCGTATTAGTTTGCCATTCTCCGCGCTTTTTGAAAACGAAATACCCGCGTATAGTTGCCGTTTCTTTCATTCCGTTTGCAAAGTCATAGGCTGCTTGCTGGTTCTTGCCAAACTCTTTATTTATTGATCCGCTGTTATTGCTTACCCTATAGTGCAGCTTTGCAGGGGCTTTTGTCCTATCTGTAATAATATTCATACTTTCCGTTTTGTGCAATTGCTTGCGGTTAATAATTCGTTATTAATATCCTGCATACACTTCGAGCGTTAATGGTGTATGATAAATTCGATAGTTGCCAAATGGGTAAGTCTTTACGTTTGCTACATACGCAAAATAAATGTGGTCAATCTTTTTGCATCGCACTGTATTGTTCAATGCAGCAAATGAAACCCGGCAAAATTGTTCTTGTAAATTTGATAGCGTTTTCGTTCTCATATTCTCTTTGATTTAATTGTAAATAATTCGTTTTTTAATCCTTTTCCGCAATACCGGCAGCCGTATTACTGCCGGGGTGTCATAAGTTGGCAAAAAGCCCCAACGTACGTCTATGCTAACATGTGGCAATATATTTCATTATCTTAACTCTCTAAATGAAACCGTTTCAAAATCACTCTTAATAATCTCTATCTGTACAGGCTTAACAAACCGATCCAGCTCTTTGCGTATTTCTCTCATTTGTTCAAACGGTACGGTTACAATGTTTCCAGCAACTAACAAATTGCGTAAAATGACATCTAATTTTTTACGTTCCATATTATTGTATATTTTTGTAAAACTCACAATACAGACCGTACAGGTCTATAATATCTGAATCGGTTAGTATTCTCTTTAAAACTCTAATTACTCTAATCACTTTCATTATTCGTTCAAATATGATTTTGGAAGTAATGGGAAAACATTCAAAACCTCCTTAAAACTTATTTCTCCAAATTTTTCAATAAATACGGAAAAATAACGTGTTCCCGTGTAGTAATCGCTTTTAAAGGTTATACAGTTGGGTATATCTTTTCGATTTAACGTTTTATAGTCGCTTGCGTGCTCTCTTACAAACTTAATCAATTCGGGCGTATCTCTGTACAGTTTGATTATGTTTTGTGTCCTGGTGCCGTTATAATACGCTCGTTTAACCTGTTTATCAGGTAGTTTGTGCCCGTCATAGCTTTTCCAAAACTTGATATTTTCCTTGATAAGATCCAATGTATCAATACTTCTGTTAGCTTTAAACGTTCCTATCTTAATACTTTCATTGTCAAAAATAGGAGATAATTCTTTTTGTAAATTTTGTTTTCTCATAATACTATTCATTTAGATAATTCATCAAGTTTTGGCAATACACACGATTTCAGGTATAATTCCAGTCTTTCCCTAACATAGTTTGCCGTTCCTTCGTCAAACGTAGGGCAATCGCCTGGTACTATTGGTTTTTGAAAGCATACTACCTTATTATTATTCATTACATTGCTTATCTTAGTAATTGCCTCCTGTAATTGTTCTTTAGCGTATTTCTTTTTCATAGGTCATTATAACGGTTTAATTGTTCATGAATGAATTGAATATGTGTTTTTTGCTCATTCAACGGCAAAGAATAAAATTCGTTTTTCCGTTCGGACCGTGGTAAAACTGTTTAAAAAACGGGTGATCCTTATGCCTTAATATACAACTATATGTTATATGGTAGTAAGTTATATCTTTGGTTGTTTCGCTATACGATTTACATATATATCTTTTACCTGTTTTCGGATTTTCAATGTTTACTAGTATCATAATATTTTTGTTTTATTGGTAATATATTGCCCTCTATTGGTGTTTCTGAATGGAGTATTGCACACATTCAAGGATATATTTGGCATGCTCCCAGGCCGCTTCCTGTTTTTCCTGTCTGGTAGGCATTATCCCATCATACTTGTATAACAGTTTGGCGGACTCTCTGATTATAGTTTTCATTGTGCTGCAATTGGCAAGGTATTCTACCTGTGGCTGTATGCCTTTGTTTTTTTTTTTGATCATACAGTTTTGCAGAAATAATGTTATATTATATACCTCGCTTGTGTTACGTATATACATTGTAAGCAAATTGGGTACGTCGTTTCTTCTTTCCATAATGTTACGTTTTTAATTGTTATTGTTATTATTTTGTTTCTGTTTTTCGATATAATCAGTTACCCGTATAGATAAGTACAAGCAACCTAATAGTATTAATGTTTCAATCATTCCGTATATTTTTTTGACTTAATTTTTTTGCAAATATTCGTTTAGATCAGTTTCCAAATAATCTAAAAAATTAGGCTCTATATAACTATTTTCTATCAGCCATTCGCAAACAATATCGTACAACTCATTGTCTAGCCCGTTATCGTTAATATATTGTTGCGCCGTGTCTGCAATTATATTATACTTCGTTTCGGTATAATATTGCTCTAAACAATCAAAACCTAGTATATAACCAGTTTTTATAAAGTCGTACAACTCTTTTGCAGGCTCTCCAAAAATGAAAGCGTTTTCACCGTTCCAGGACGTTTTTTCATGTACTATATTTTCCGGGTAATATTCTTTGAAATAAGATATTATAACCTTGTCTAAAAATGATCCGCCATAATCTGTGTAAGCGAAATTAAGGTATATATCACTATGTTTGTCTTTTGCCTCCTGTACTAAACTTCCAGAAGCCACGTATGTCGATATCCTCGCAAAATCTACTAGGTTATTATTTGTTCTCATTGCTATTTTTATTTTTGATTTTTCCACACTCTATAATCATTATCACTTTCAAAACACATATAACCGCCAAATACTTTGGCTACATGTGCGGGGGTAAACGGGCAATTTTTAATTGACCGGTACCGTGTCTCAACTTGTGCAAAAAACGTTCTCATAATTTCTTTAATTTAAAGGTTATATTTAATTGTTTATTGTTTTACTTAATTCACGTGCAAAACGCTTAATCATTCTTTTGCGTTGACTAAAATCGTAATTATAATACAATTTTTCCCACCGTTCGCACACTTTGCGCGCATTTTTGTTTTTCGTCCCAAATGGTGCATAGCCCGTGCAAATAGCTATATTATTATACGGTGCAGGTAATTCGAAAACATTAGCGGACCATCCTTCTACACGTTCGGTGTGTCCGACTTTTGTAAGGTAATTTTGTATGTACTGTATTTCGCAATATCCTAATAATATTACATTTTCTTTGCCATAAATACGGTATATTCCTTTTCTTGTTGTTTTCATAATTCTATAAATATTTAAATTGTTCGTTATTCGTTTTATTCTTCTTCTTCTGTTTTAACTTCGTTTAATACTTCTGAAATTGCTTGGACTAACAGATAACAGCGTATTGTAACGTCGCACGCTTCTGCACCGCGTCCCAAATAATTCATATCACACCCGAAATCCGTTAACGCCTCCTCTAACAATTCAAAATTGTGACACAGGTATTCCTCAGCCGTCCACGCGTTAAAGGTATAAGATCCCGATGCATTCCCCGTTACGCTATCACATGTAAATAGTGTATCATTAAGTTCTTGTTCCACTTCGTCCCGGTTTTCGGAGGTTACCACTATTCCGTTCTCATTGATATAATTTAAAACATCCTCTTTAACCGCTGCAAAATAATCGTATCTTTCCATAGTTATAAGTATTTTTAAATTGTTAATTTTCAATTGTCCATTGTATAGCATGCTGTGCAGCCTGTAAGGTAGGATATATAATACATTCGTATTCTGGAGTTTTCCACATATTATATATTGTTTTTAATTATATACTCTATTTTCTTTACAATACTGTTTTTTATATTGGCTTTACCGTACTTAAACTTCCTCATACCTAGATTAGTTATAATGTACTGGTTAATACCGCAATACAATTCAATATCATATTCCTTAAACATTTTTTTTATCTCATTAACTTCATCTAATGAGAGCGGGCAATTAACATTAAACTCTGCTTTCATATATATAATGTTTTTAATTGTACTCTGTATTAATACGGGCTTGTAACCGTTACCACTATCGTAGTAGCTACATTACAATATGCGCGTATCGTATGTTTTTACGGCTTATATTAACTGATCCGTGACTAACAGACAAGTATTAAGGCTTATGTATAGGATACACACGCACATACATTATATTAGGGATGTTAATCGCATATCGCACTAAGTTACTATCTCCATTATCAAGTAAAACCCGTGCCTCTGCATCGTGGCTAACAATACCGCTATTTATATTCCGCTTATTCCATGGTTCGCGGATCTGTGCCACTCTGTCACCGTGGCAAGCTGTTTCAATACGTCAAGTATCTCTTTGTCCTTCCGACACTGCAAACATACAGCGTTTTTGATTAAGTTGTATATTTCATTAATATTCATTATAAATTAAGCCCGTTTTTTCCAAAATCAATACAGTTTATATACATACTTTAAATTAATATTGCATAATATTAATAGATCAGACCGTGCAAGACACGTTTTAGCCTAATATTATGTTTAATTTCAAGATTTTTCAATGTTAATTTGTGTTAAATTTGGTTGTAAGTATTTGAGCGTGAGGGAATTACGAAATTTTCGTAGAAGTCACTTGTAAAGATATTTTTTGTAAATATTTCGAAATTTGATTCTCGTAGAAAAGAATTTATTTTTATTTACAAACGTTGAGAATCGTGGTAGATAAACGTGCGTAATTGCCTGTAAATCAGTGCCATACCCCCCCCTTGTAGAGGCTTCGCTGCGGGTGTGTCGCTCCTGATAAATTTTTTTCTGAAAAATTTTTCTCTCCAAATTTTGCTCGGATGGCTGATTTTGCGGTTTGGATGTGTATTTTTGGTAGTTTTCAACAAAATCGGATAAATATTTACATAAAAAGTTACGAAAATCGTAGGTTTTTTGGTGTGTTTCGTAGGTATGGTTGCATTTTTTATGTCTTTTTTTGCAGTATAAGTTATTGGTTTACAGTATTCTTCGTTGATTTCGTCGTTTTGATATGTATCTATACTAAATTACGTATGCAGTTTTGGTGTTTTATGCTGTATGTGTCGTATATGTGATGTACGTGTATATGTATTGTAATAGAGCATGTAAGGTGTACGTGTATGTATATTTTGTATATATATATTACTTTTAACATTTAATATGTAAATTAATAGAGAGTAAATTTTCAAAGATTTACGATTCAATTTTTTTTGACAATACTAAACATCTTGTTTTCAGCTATTTAACTACTAATTTTTGCTAGTTTTTTGACAAGTGTTGAAAAACGAAGAGTTTACGAAGTCTACGAAAAATCAACGAATTTCGTAGGTTTTTTACGAATTTCCCCAAATCGATTAGTTGCATATGCAACTATCAGTGTTGAGATTTTTTATTTTATGTTAAATTAAGTCAATTTTACATTTCTTAACGTAGAAAATAATAAGTAGATAAAAAATTATAGTTAAATCATTTTAACTAAAATGAGAAAAATTATTACAAAAGTAAAAAATAACAACAATCAATATTTTTTACTTTTCCTATTCAAAGCATACTGTGGACGTGAAAGTAAAAAATCTTGTGTAAAGAAAGATAAACTATCTTCCTTGACACGTATTTGTTAATCACATAAACATTTGTAGTTAATTAATTTAACTACTAGTTTTCGTATTGTTTTTTTGCGCTATATTTGCAGGTGAAATCAGATAAAATGTGTGTGTAAAGATGGAAGAAGAAATAGAGATTAAACTTAGGTTGCCCGAATCAAGGCGTGTCGTATGCCTGTCCGATGCAATGCCCGACAGGGAGCGTTGGTACAAGGGGATGAGGGTTCAGACACGGCTGTTCGGATGGGTTACGCTCGTCAACGTTGCGGACAGGCAGTGTTTCCTCAAACTTGACGAGCCGTTGAAGGACGGTACTAGGACGGTTCTTGTGTCGGAAGCGTCATTCATCAAGCGTGTGCCCGTACCTTTAACTGCAAAGTCTATGGCTGCACAGGTCGCTGGTGTCAGCGTGGAGGGTGAGGTGCTGGAGTACGAGAGGAAGATGAAGAGAAAATGGGAGAAGGAGAGGAAGCATATAGCGGAGATATGTGCAAGGTACGGGTATGTGCTTCCTTCCGAGTGGAAACGGTCGTTAAGGAGATTTGCTTCGTGGTGTGAGGGCCAGGTAAGGCAGTACGGTCATATCGTGGATGCCGACTATCTTATGCGGCATGACACGTCCGTTGTGGGCGGAAGGAGCGTGGATGATCTAAGGTTCGTGCCAGATGTGGATATGGTGGATGGGACCGGGGCGAACGGGAAGCCTTCCGCCGCTCGCGTTTCACGGTGTGCGCTCATGCCTGGAAGCATCGTCACCGCGATACGTAACGCAGGGAACGAGATGGACAAGTCGGTGTCGTTGTGGCGGAACAGCTACTTCGTGAAGATGAGGCGTTTCGGGTACACGTTCAATACCTGCTGTGACGGGGCAAGGACACGTGATGATGCGTTCACATGGTTCAAGGACATCACCATACAGTACATGGCTGACCTTATAGAGTATTACGGGATAAGACGTGATTCCATCGTGTGCAGGAAACTGGAGCACATCGCGGACGTGTATTCTTCGCTTGATGATATGGACGCACGCCCTGATATATCAACGGACGATTATGACCTGTATCCTGTTGTAATGTTCGGGAAGGTTGTGGACCGGGAGAAATCGGTAGAATCGGTAGAATCGGTAGAGAAAGGAGGGGAAAATGACTGTCGCTGAATCTGCAAAGGCTTCTTATGAATACATCCTTGATTCCGTTATGGGCAAGCTGGCGGACAAGGGTGGTGGTCGTGGCTTCCGTAAAGCAAGGGATGAAGGCGAGTGGAAGCGTTCCATATCCGCTATGGTCGAGATGGATATAGCTGATGCATGCAGGGAGTGCAATTTCAGACGCCACAGGAGCGGTTCCATCATGGCTTTTGACGGTAAGATATTCGTTCCCATGATGAAGGAGGATCTGATGCGCCTGTGTATGGATTTGTGCCGCATAAACGGTCTTAGCGAACTGTACATGACCGATACGAGCGAGCGTTTCTACCGTACCATTGTGAAGAACGTGACGCATGAGATATTCAATCCCAAGCGTAACTTCATCACGTTTGACAATTGTGTCCTTGACACGGAAACGATGGAAACGTTTGATTTCTCCCCTATGATAGAATCGTGCATACGTATCAATATCAATTATGACCCGTTGGCGCGCAGCCCGTTGTGGGAGAAGTTCCTGGACGATGTGATTCCTGTGAAGGACACACAGGATGCCTTGCAGGAGTTTGTGGGGTGTGCCTTTGTTGACAGGAAGAAGATCAAGATGGAGAAGATGTGTTACCTTCTCGGTTGTGGTAGTAACGGTAAGTCGGTGTTCTTTGACGCTGTTGTCAACGCGCTAGGTAAGGATAATGTTTCTTATATGGAGATGGCTGATCTGTCAGGTGACAAGTCTACTTGCGAGTACAATATAGCTATGATAAACGGCAAACTGCTCAACTACGCTTCCGAGATGGGTGGGAAGGATGTGAGCGGTGGCAAGTATAAGAAGTTCATATCCGGTGAGCCTACTATGGCACGCCTTCCGTTCGGTGAGCCTTTCCTTGCCGACATGATGCCTCCTTTCATGGCCAACCTTAACAAGATGCCTTCTGTTTCGGACCAGACTTACGGTCATTTCAGACGCTCCCTTGTTATCCCGTTCTATCGTGTGTTTAAGGAATCGGAACAGGACAGATCTCTTCCGTTGAAGCTGTCAAAGGAATCGGCAGCTATCATAAACTGGATAATAGAGGGTGCAAGACGGTTTGTGAAGAACAAGGGTGAGTTTACGAGAAGTTATACGATAGAATCCGTTACGGAGAACGCAAGACGTGATTCCAACAGTGTCCTGTCCTATCTTTACGATTCGGGGTATGATGCTGATGGGGGAATTGAACTTGAGGCTATCCGTGACCGTGACCTGTATGTGAAATACAGTGCATATTGTATTGACTGTGGTGTAAGACCTTACAGCAAGAGAAAGATGGTTGACATGATACGCCAGGAAGGCTATTCCGTCACTTCCGCGTGGGATGAGAACAGGAACAGAATGTTCCAGATTGTCCTAAGACGGAAGTATAATCCTGACGAATATCTTCTCCAACAGGCTGATGATATAATGAAGGAGGATTTGCCGTTTTAAATTTTGCAGTTTCAAAAAAAATACTTAGTTTTGTAGCGTCAAATCAATCATGGGAGAGGCAAACTCCTGTGACTTCAATCATTGGAGTTATTTTTTTGCCATGACATATTGTAGTAGTAAAGATTAAGATATTGCGCCTACCGAGTGGAGATACGGAAACGCCTCCGAAATAAACCCTATGGTTGATTTGACAGCTCGTAGTAGGCGCACTTTTTTATTATTATGAATGAACTTGTTTTTAAAGGTCAGAATGACCAAGTTTTAACTAACAGCCTATTGGTGGCTGAAAAGTTTGGAAAAGAACACAAGAATGTGTTAAGTTCTATCCGTGGGTTAATAAAGGGGTGTGCTGAAAATGCAGCCAACCTTATGTTTGAGGAAACAACGTATATTAATGATCAAAATGGACAGGAGTATCCTATATTTATTATGAACCGAGATGGATTTACCCTTTTGGCGATGGGATTTACAGGGAAAAAGGCTCTTAAATTCAAGTTGGATTATATTGCTGCATTTAATGCGATGGAGAAGGCACTGAAAGAACAGAAAAAACCATTGTCACAACTTGAAATACTTGTTCAATCCGCACAGGCTCTTCTTGAACAAAGTATGAGAATTGATAATGTAGAGAAGCGTCTTGATGCAATTGAGCAGGAAAGGGATGAGAATGGTAAACTTTTACTGTCTGTGTCAATGTCCTCTGATGTTCTTCCTGAAATGTCTATGAGAAACAACATTCGTCAATTGGTAAACAAATATTCTTCCGCTACAAATACCACCCAACGGGATATATGGCATAAGATTTACGATCAGCTTTATTATCTTTATGGTATTTCCGTGAAGGCTTATAAAAAAGATAAGCGTGAAACATATTTGGATGTAGCTGAAAGGAATAATTTTCTTGATAAGATATATAATATCATCTCCAATATTGTCCGAGAATATAATAAAGATTAAAGATTATTTAACCGTTATTATTTTCGCCATATTACTTTAATATGTATTTTTGCTGAAAAATTTTATTGTGTATGGATAATAAAGAGATTGTTTTATTTGATAGAAGTATTCGTGTTACTTCTGATTGGTATGCATGTGTGTCTGATACCCAGTGTGCGATAAATGAAGCTCGTAACAGGACTGGTTTGAAAAGGTATAATTTCAGCCAGTGGTTAAAGACGCTTTACGTAAGTGACATGGTTTGCAGTATTAATGAGAGCGGTAAGGATGCTTTTAAGGTTGAGTTTGACAATGATTCGGGTAAGATAGAGCAGTATTGTCATTTTGGTGTGTTTGTTAATATGATTTTATCGGCAAGTCCTGTTAGTGGTGTGCTTGACGATGAGGATTGGTTTAATGATTACGTTTGTGATGTATATTCCATTGACGGTCATGTTTATGAACACGCCAAGATACTTGCCGTTGGCGGTTTGTGGCGTTATACGACAAAGAATGCCAGGTTCAGTGATGATATCCGTATGATGGATGATATCATGTATTCCGTTCCCGATGGTGACAAGGATGCCGTGTATAGCCTGTTCTTTGATTTGTTAGGTACGTTTTATTACAATTGGGAGTTTGCGTTGCGTTATGCGAAGAAACTTCTTTTAGGGGATGTGGAGGAATGATTATGAGGTGTTTTGTTCGTTTTGTCATGTTTCTCATATACGTTGACATTGTATTTGTTCTTCTTGTGTTTATGGTTCCTGCCGAAATGGTGTACCGATGGACGGATGGACGTAAGCCTAGTGGATATGTTTCATGCCTATCTGATTTTCTAGGATATCCTGACGGTTATCGTTATACGTTGAGCGATTTCTTTAGGGATATGAAACAGGGATGGCGCAATTTTAAGTAGCATGGGTTCCATTGATTATGAGTATATATTTGCCAATCTTGATACTGTGCTTGGGCTTCCTTTAAGGCGTAGGGGTAAGCGGTGGACGTTGCCTGCCAGGATAAATCTGGAGAGTCATAGCAGGAAGGATAAGCTGGTTTTCTATATGAACAAGTCGGGCAGTATTACCGTTACCGAGCAGGGCGGTGATTCTGTCAACCTGTTTGACTTTCTCGTGTTTTATCTTCCCGGTTGCAGTAGTGCTTCTGATGCTTTTAGGATTCTGTCAAGTCCTGACGGTTGCAGGATGAGTTTGAAGGATTTCTACGAGAGGGAGTATGATTCGGGTAGACAGGAATCAAGGTTTGTTGATATGAAGTATGTTGACAGGCTTAGCGATGCCGGGCATTGGAAGGGTAATAACCTGTACGAGTACCTTTCAGGTGTTTTCGGTGTTGATTCCGTTAATGATGTGTTTTCAAGGTATAAGGTAGGATGTCTTGGAAGGGAATCCGCTGTGTTCTGGTATTCTGACAAGGATGGTAACGTATGTCATGATAACAGGATAAGATATGGGGTGAACGGTCACAGGAAGAAGGAAACCCATGCTTTCAGGAAGTTTACTACGGGCGAAGGATTTACCCATCGTGGCTTTTTTAAGCCTTTTTTAGGGGATTATTGCAGCGATGCTATAACTTGTATGGTCGAATCGGAGAAGACCGCCCTGATAGCCTCTATGGCTTTCGGTAACGGTTTTGTATGGACAGCTTGTGGCGGAATGAACCAGTTTGGAAATAAATTGCCAAAAAATGTTATTTTGTTTCCAGACTTTGATGATAAAGCTATATCTTTGTGGGGTGACAAAGGACGTGTTTCAAGATGGTGGGAATGTCCTTTCTTGTCTTACGGATTGAAGCATAATGATGATATCGGAGATGCTGTTATTAAAAATTTAAATAGTATTAACATTGAAAAATTCAGAGAATGGATATTAAATTAGAAATTGACTTTGATTACTCAAAATTTAAGGAAAATCTTCTTTCCTTGCGTAATTATATTTCTTTGGGATTTCGTTGTGACGATATTGATTTCAAGAATGCGGCTATTGCTTCCATTGACAGAATGATGGAAGAAGTGTCGGATGATCATGATGTAAATCTATTTGACGCATTGCAGAATGCGATTGACAATCTTGAGGAAATTGATAAAAAGAATGATGTTCGTGATATTTTCTGTGATTTTTATCATGTCATGGACAATAATGAACGTGTCATGTACCGTGAGTTCTTTGAAAAGTTGAAAAAGTATCGTGAGAGCAAGATAGAACGTGTTGTTCCATTAGCTGATCATGAACTTATTATCATAGGAAACAAATATTTTGATTTGAAAACTGGTGATGAATGTGTCGTTGACAGTATTATTAGCATGTTGAGTTTACGTTACGGGGTGGACACATGTGCTGTTTTGTATGTAGACCGTCTTGGTAATCGCATAGCATGTTCTGTTGATGATTTCAGGAAAAAATTCGGGGTGAAAAAAAAGTAAATCATATATAATTTTGTTTTAATCAATTTTATTGCTATATTTGCATAGTTAAAATTTGATGAAAATGAAAGATTGTGGTATTTATATGTTTTTGTATAAAAACTATTGTTATGTTGGTCAATCTATTAGAATTTCTAAAAGGATTGATGGTCATAAGAGGATGATTAAGTCTAAAACACATCCAAATATGGATAAAATATCACATTATGATATTGATGATATTGAGTTTTCCATATTGGAAGAATGTAATCCATCCGATTTAAATAGAAGGGAAAAGTATTATTTTGACATTATGTCTAAAAAGTATGTAATGTTGAATAAAGCTAATTGTGGAATGTCTGGTGATCGTTTTTCTGATAGGTATTTTTTATTAGATAAAACTCCTTATCTTGATTATATTAATGGTGATTTTTATATTGATGATATTGTTATCGAAAAGAAAAACGGTTTGTACTGCTTATCTCAATTGGTGGATTTTATTTTGGATAATAGTACGTATTCTATAAATTTAAACAATATAATAAATACCAACGAATTTGCTGAACGTGTATATGAATTATATAAAGATAAAGGCATTGAAATTCCAACAAAAAGATGCTTAGTAAAAAAAATGAAGGATTTAGGAATATATAAGTGTATTGGTGCTAGGGGTAATAGAAAAATATTTTGTGATTTTGGTGTGTTTATTACCTTTGCTTATATGTCATGCCCTCCATTTGGAGCATCTATATGTATGATTATTGGTAAAAATTTATAAGAATAAGCATGTCTAATAGAGGTAAAATCAAGATTGACGGAAAGGTTATGGGACCTGATTACGGGAAATACTTTTATTCTCCCCGTGGTAATATGTGGGCTGTAACCTTGTGTACGTATGACTGTGATGATGGTCGTATGTTTGAAAAAATAGAATTGTATAGGACAAAGGATGAGGCTAGGGAAGCCGCATTTAGATTAAACACGGATGTTAAAAATGGATAAAGTAAAATTTGTAAAATTAAGACGGGATGCTGTTTTGCCCGAAAAAAAAAACTGTTGGTGCTGCCGGATACGATTTGTATATTCCTGACAACACTTTGATAAGAAAAGGTCGTAATCTTATTAAATTGGGTATAGCTATTCAGATGCCAAATGGCATTAAATCCATTATTAAAGCTAGAAGTGGATTTTCCTTGAAAGGAATTTTGGGTGTTGATGGTAAATATCATGATGCTGATGTTCTGGATGGTGTCATTGATTGTGATTACACTGGTGGTATAGGTGTTATTGTGAAAAGTTTTGAGAAAGATCCGTTCTATATTGCTGCTAAAGAAAGAGTAGCACAGCTTCTTTTCAGTAATTATATTGATGTTGAGTTTGTTGAGGTTGAAAGCCTTGATTCAACGGATAGGGGAGATGGAGGTTTTGGTCACACAAATAATATAGGAAAATGAGAAAGACGTTTTTATTATTTTTAGCTATTTCTTCAATAGTATTATTGGGGTTGTGTAGTTGTTCCGAGGATAAGGATGATGAATACAAGGATGCTATTATCGGCACATGGGAACTTGTTCAGGTGAAAGTGGATGGTAGATGGTATCCTATGATAAGACCTACTTACGCTAAGTTTAATCAGGATGGTACTTATGTAGGAAGGGGCTATTTTGGAAATGGTTACGGTACTTATGATATTTCTGGTAAAACCATTACATGTTATGTTGATGGATATGAGTACGTAAGATACGAGATTGTTGAACTGAGGTCCAATACATGTACGTTGAAGATGATGATGGGAGGTGACAGTATGGACATTAAATGTGAAAAACGATGAAAACAAAAAAGATAAACAAGATTTACGACAAGGGTTATGACAGTGTACTGAACAAGTATTTTATCTTAGCCATGTTTGTTGAGTTTGGTGAAACTAAGTATGACCGTATCTTCTTTTCTGATAAGAAGGATGCGGATAACATAAAGGTAGGTGATTTGTTATGATTGGAGTTACATTGAACAGCAAGGTGAAAATCATAAACCGTGATAAATACATTTCACTTCACGGTGAAGATTCTGTAAGCAAGTCAAATGTGTTCGGTAAATTTGTCACTGTTAAATACTGTTTTGAGAATGGTGAAAAGTTTCTTTGTGCGGATGACCAGGGTAAAGAGTATATTCTTTTCTCGGATTGTATTGCTTATGTTGATCATGTTAAAGAGAGAAGTATCCTTGATGAGGCAAAGGATATCCGCAGCAACAGCAGGCAGTCTGACTATGGCGATGCAGTAGTCAATTTTGAAAACATTTCCAAGATGGCTTCTTTGATTACTGGAAAGGAATTATCTCCTTATGACTGTGTTGCTGTACAGATAGCTGTAAAGCTATGCAGACAGGGATTTCATAAAAAGCGTGACAATATGGTTGATTTGGCTGGTTACGCTGATATAATGCAATTGATAGTGGACAAGGAGAATGTGAAAAATGGGGAAAAAGGCTGATAACGCTTTGGTTTTTAGGAGAGTTCTAGCGGCAAGCGGACTCTCCGATACTGATGTTAACAGGAAAAGCAGGAAGCATGATATTGTGATGAACCGTGCGCTTGTGTGCTGTGTCATGCGTGACATGGGTTTAAGTATATCTGAAATTTCTGATTTCCTATGTATTGACAGGAGTAGCATATACAATCTTTTTAAATATTCTTCTGAACTTGACGAGAGAGTAAGGGAGATAAAATTTAGGATAAAGGAGGAAAGGTAATGGGTTTGAATAAAGGATGGGGTAAACTTCCCCTTAGTAACAATCTTCTTGTTGACGATGAAAAACAGAAGAAGATTGATATAGCAAAGCATATTGATGATGCGAATGAGATGGAGTTATGGGCTGCGTCCGCTTATGTCATAGATACCAATCCTGTCTTGTTTTACAAGGCTACACACGTTGTTGACGAGGGTATGTCAGAGCGTTCTTTGCTTATGAAAGCCAAGCAATGGGTGAACTCTCCAAGAATAACCCAGATTGTCAATTATGCCAAATCTTCCATGCTTGCTTCCGATTATGTGACACCATCCATTAGGCGTGTATTGGAAGGTGAGAATAAGGAAAAGACAAAGACTTTGATAAACAAGGATAACCTTGAATTTGAAGATGCGATAAGCCTTATAGAAAGTTTCCTAAAGCGTTCTGATATAGATACTGCTGATTTTAAGGATGTGAAAGGTGCGCTTGATATGCTTGCAAAGTTCAAAGGATGGCTTTCTGATGATGATGCTGGTGAGGATTTCTATGACAAGACTACCATAGCGTTTTTCCCATACGATTGCGACAAGTGTGTCCGTGCCAAGGCAGGGTTATGCAACAAGTGTGTATATCATCGTGAATCAACAGGTGATCTTAGTGATGATGAACGTAAATGGATAAAGGAAAACGATACATGGAAAGGATAGCCTATGTCAGTAAGGAAAACCACTAATTTGACGGTAAGGAATAAGGAAAGGGAAAGGCGTGTAAAGGAAATAGAGGAAGAGGGAGTATTTGATTATTTCCATAAATTTACTCCTGTTCAGTTGTACAAGTACCTTTCACCTCTATGTAGTATTGATGCGTTACGGGTATTACGTTTGTGCGTATTATCCGCACAGAGGGGAGATAATATGATAACGTTGAAGTTTATAAGGAGGCAACTGAAATACAAACCTAGGCGTTCTGTTTTTGATTCATTGATAAATGCCGGATTGATAGTAGAACCAGTTCCTAATGTTTTTTCCTGTACGGTGAAGGTGAATGAGTATTATCATATATTGAGCATGATGCGTATTGATGATAATGCTCCCGATGTCGTAGATGTGGATGATTTAAATTGTTACAAAGTTGTAGCAGAGGATAATATTAGTTACCGTGTCGTTAGCAAACGGGGGAGTGTTATAAAGAGTTTCACTGAAAAGAGTGAAGCAAGCAATTATCTTGACGAACTGTATTTCCCTAAAGGTGAGGATGGTGACGTGGAAGCATTGTCGAAAGAGGAAGAGGAAGAATTAACTGTGTAATTAACTATTTTTAGTATTGTTTTCTGTATTAGTTTATTTTTTAAGGCATTAATGAACAAATAAACACTATTACAAAAATTTAACACATAATATTTCCCAATGTCATTATATAGTATTACATTTGCACCATACAGGGATAGGAACGGAGTAGCTACCTTCCGACAAGCCGAAGTCAGTACGGCTTCCCTGTTCTCCTTTTTACTGGCAAAACATAATACTGATTAATATGCAATTAGTTTATAAATTTGACATCAACCATTCTGACAGGCTTTGCGCTATCTGCCGTGTCAATGCCGATGTCAACGGTGCGCTTAATATAGGTAGAAAAGTATTCGGTGATT